CTGGCAGGGTTGTGGATGTTGTTGTCGTGGACGACGATGTTGTTGTGGTGCTTGTGGTTGTTGTGGTGGATGGTTCTATAGATGAGGTCGTTGTTGTCGGTGGTTCTGTTGTTGTGGTTGTCGTTGTGTACGCAGATTCAGAAGTTTTTGTAAAAGCCTCAGCAGGAACAGTTACATAGGTTCCGTTAAGATTCCATGCTAAATTTACCCAAGCACCGCCACCGTTTTCGTAATACCAAAATGTTATTGGTTTAGGAACTCCAGCAGTAAATTCAACTGCAGTGCTGTAGTTTCCGCCACCGCCTTTGTCATACCAGTTGTTGTCAATTAATGTGCCATCAATATATAGTTTTGTTCCGTCATCGGCAGTTGGATGAAAAATGATTGTTGCATCAGTTGGTGAAGTTATAAAACCTTCATACTTAACAATAAAATCATCATAAAGATTACAGACAGTGTTAAAAGTCTGATTTATGTTTGGGTAGGTAGTAGTGCACTGTACAGGTCTGTTTGTAACATTTGGAAGAGGAGGACTTGCATTGTAACCAAAGTTGTTGTAGACAGTTACATTTAAACCAGGTTCTGGAGTTGCTTTAACAGTGCCAGGTGCAAACCATGCAAACATGGCAACAACCCAAAACATCCAGGCACCTTTGTGGCGGCGCATATGGCTACAGACCATGAACGGGCGACCCGCAGGTCACCCGTTCGGTGAGAACACTCAAGTTACAGTATAACATAACAAACATCATGCGTAATGTTTGTCATATTGTTCCCCGTTTTCTATTACCCATTCATGTAAATCTTGATGTACCTGTTGTGGAGAAGGCCATTCTTCAGGTTGCATTGGGCTAAATATCCCATGTTTTTCATAGTCAACATAGGATATTAAATCAACTGCACCGTGTTTAGGATGAAATATATCCATGTTGGCGCCTCGGTGAATACCGTAATAACCAGATGGGTGCGATACTCGGTAATGAAAACCCTCCCCCATTTCTGGGTCAATGGCTAATTTTCCAGGACCTTCTTTGTATTTTTGTGCAAATGCTTCTTCTTTTATATTTCGTTCTGTTAAAAACATATGTTCAGCGTCGTGAAAACCTGACAACTCAGCAAAAGAATTTAATAAACTTTCAGCAATCGCTTCTCCTTTTTCTTGCGCTGCGGCGCGTTTAATTCGTTCGTTAGCGATGCGTTCGTTGTTATGCCCAGCATCAAAATGTTCGTTACGTCCCATTATGCAATTCCAGATTCAGGAGTTTCTTCATTTGGTTTTTGGGTTTTAGTCATACGTCTTTGAAACTGTTTATCACTTTCATTTTTTCTTGGAAAATCAGAACCAACAGATTTGTGAGCACGACGTAATTGAGATTCAAAATTTTCAACACCACGTCCACCTCCACCACTACTTGCCGTAGTTATTGACCCGTCATCTTTAACATGCACTACAATATGACCGTTTCTTCGTTGTTCTGCAATCATTGGATGCCCGCTACCTATAGCACGTATCAGTACATCTTTTCTGTCTTTATCAGTTTTTAAAGACCTAACATGACCTTCTCTCATAATATGTTGTTCCCAGTTAAGGCTGTTTGCTGAAACCATTAATAAACGCCTTCGCAACAAGAATCCCGTTCACCACAGTTGTAGCAACGATAATGGGCATGTTCTGGGGTCATTTCAGAACCGCAACGAATACATTGTGTAGATGTGTCTGGAACTTTAATAGAGCAGCAAAGTTCTGGTTTTTCAACATTAATGTTCATTATGCGCTCAACCTCATAGTTATTTCCCAAGCACCATTTCCTACTTTGTCAACTTTTACAAGATAAACGTTCTTGTACCCTTGTGCAGCGGCTTGCGCTTTTGCCATAGAAATAGCATCTGCCATAGATTGGGTGTAAATAGGGAACTTGACAACCATTATACTTAAGTTTACACCATTAGTACAGAAACAGGAGAACTTATGATAGTAGTTGGAACAACATTGCATGCTTATGTTATGGACAATATAGACCATTGGGGTTCATGGATGAGAAATGCAGAAAAAGTAAAAGAAGAATACCAGCATTTTGGAAATTGGACTGATGTAAAATACTTTGCTGCAATTCAAATTGACTCTCGTGGTTTAGAGCCGTTTGGTCCATTTCTTAAAAGGCTTGAAGAAATTGGAGGAGAGTTTTGGACGTACTCGCTTGACGATGGTCGTACAGAAGTAACCACCAAAAACAGAATTCGCCACATTACTGTTGGTCAAAATCTTGTAAATGATTATGCAATGTCAATACCGTCATGTACGCACATGTTGTTTTTGGCTGCAGACACAATGCCACCAAACGACATTTTGCCTAAAATGTTAGAAATGAATCATCCTTTATGTGCTCCATATATCACCACTTACGGATTGCGTGGACCAAGAGTTGACAAGTATTCATTTCCTGTAATGAACGCAATGGCTTCTGCTGCCGCAATTTTTATTGCTCGTGAGGTGTTTTCTGGTATTCGGTGGAGATGGGATATGGATAAAAACATGTCTGATGACCCATGTTTCCATCATGATGCTTTGCACTATTTAAAAATTCCAACTTACGTGCGAGAGGATTGTCAGGCTCAACATTTCCCAATATCAGTTGGGGCTATTGAAACCCGTGGACACGATATGAAGGTACACAGGTGATAAAAAAACTGCGAGAATTTTATACACCTGAAGAACTAGTAAAAATTTATCCCCAGCCACATGACCATGCGATGTATGGACGCGGACATGGCATTCGTGTGAATATGACAATACATCTTGCTCAAGATATGGCTTATCAGGTAAAAGCAAAATCGGTTGCGGACTTGAGTTGTGGTAATGGCGTAATCGCTAAAGCGCTAAATATTGAAAAGACAACACTGGGTGATTATGCACAGGGTTATGAATACTCTGGACCGCTAGAAGTCAATTTAAAAAATATTGAAAATGTAGATTTGTATATTTGTTCAGAAAGTATTGAACACGTTGAGAACCCAAGTTCAGTCTTGAATTTGATAAGACAAAAATCTAAAACACTAGTTCTCACAACTCCAATTGATGCCTGGCATGATACAAACGAGGAGCATTACTGGGCTTGGGGTAGACAAGACGTTGAGGCTCTTTTAAAGAATGCTGGATGGAGCCCAGATATTTTTATTATGCTTGATACGACAGTATTTAGCGAACCATACATATATGGAATGTGGGGATGTAAATGAAAATTCTCATCACTGGTGACGCAGGTTTCGTAGGTGGATATTTTCGCAAAGCACTTGATGGCCATGACATCACGGGTATAGATATAAAAAACGGAATAGATGCCCGTAAGTTTTTTGCAACAGATGAAACACACTTTGACTTAGTAGTTCATTTAGCAGCGATAGTTGGAGGAAGGGCGACCATAGAAGGTGCGCCTTTATCTGTTGCCGTAGACCTTGCTATTGATTCTGAATTATTTCAATGGGCGATAAGGACTAAGCCAGAGAGGATTATTTATTATTCATCATCTGCTGCTTATCCAATTAAGTTACAAAGTTATGGTTCAACACATAAATTAAAAGAAAGCGACATTGACCTAGATGATATTCAATCCCCAGACCTTACATATGGTTGGGCAAAACTTACTGGAGAGATGCTTGCCAAATATGCAGAAAATGAAGGATTGAGGGTTCATGTATTTCGTCCATTTTCTGGCTATGGAGAAGACCAAGCACTTGATTATCCATTTCCTTCATTTATTGCACGTGGTGCTAGGCAGGAAGACCCATTTAAAATATGGGGCACTGGAAACCAAACAAGAGATTTTATTCACATAAGCGATGTTGTTGCAGCAACACTTGAGGCGGTCAAGCAAGATATTAAAGGACCAGTAAACCTTGGAACGGGGATTGCAGTTTCGTTTAATGAATTAGCAGAAATGGTTTCAAAAATTGCTGGATATAAACCTAAATTTGAAAGAATTATTGGTGCTCCAGAAGGAGTTCAGTATCGCGTTTGTGACCCATCAAAAATGTTTGAATTTTACAAACCAAAAATAACTATTGAACAAGGTATTAAACTTGCACTTGCTAGTTTTATTTAATTTGTCTATTACCAAAACGGGCTTGTGACAATTTAATCAAATTACGTACGTAATCACCAGACCTTGTTTCGTCTGGTATCTGTCCGCTTTCGTCTTTGTTTCTAATGTTTCCCAAACTTTGCAACAATTCATCTGCTTTGGCTTTGTTGAATTGAGGAGACAGGTGAGGTGGCAAATTAAGCAGTTCAAAAGCCTCATTCCTCAAATCAACATCTTGTGGGTGTTCACTAAACTGACCTCTATCCCAATCGTAAGAAGCCATTAGCGCAAACATGCCACGATGGAAGTTTGTTGCGTCTTGCCTAACTCGGCTGGATTCGTCTACAACTCCACCACTGCCAATTCCTCGCATTGTTCCAGTGTTAGCCTCGTTTTGCAGTTCAAATTCAGAGGCGTCTTCGTTCTTCGGCATACAATCAAGTATACATTATGCAGTAGTATCGTCTATTGTCAAGTCAAACTGCGGTTTTTGGTCAAAATCTTCTGGATACCAATATTGAGTATTGACTTTGTACTTTGGTCTGTTACCCCACTCAGGCATGTCAACAGTGAAAGAAGGGTCGTGTACAAGTAACCTGTTACCAGGAAGAGTTGCCAAATGTCCGCACTCTAACCAAACAAAATTAAAATGTTTGTGTTGGTCTGGCGTGCGCGAGTACACATCATCATATGGCGCGGCGGTAAACCAATAATGTCCTTTTTCCCACGAACCTTTTAGGTAAGCGCGGACAGATAGTTCAGATAAGGCGCTGTATTCTTCAACGCCAAAGTCTTGCCCGTAACATGACCAAACTTGTAGTTCACCTAACTGGTGATTATGGTCACTTTTACCGTCTTTAAGAAAAGCATGAACGGGCAAATGTTGAACAAGTGCGCCATTTGATAATAGTGCTGATATACCCCATGCCCTATTTGGCAACGCTGATATACCGTATAACAATGCTGGGGTTACTTCTCCATAACCTTCTTGCATGTCATATAAAAATTCATTTTTAACATACGCATACATTGGACGAGGAATACTCGTAATGTGGTGTGACATTAAGAGGGCCTGTAAATGTCCTTTGGGTCTTCAGCATCTGGGTCAAGCGTAAAACTTCCTTCACTTAAAAGGTCATGGTGTATGGCTGCGTCGTACATTCTTTTACTGGAACGTGCCAAACGGTTAAATGCAACCTCATCAAGTTGGTCGCGAAATTGTTGTTCTTGTAATTTTTTTAATTGTTCTTCTTTTGGTGTTCGTTGTCGCATGTCCATTAATCCCATACTTCTTGCAGCACGTGGAGAATAAACATTAATAATATGTTTATCATCTTCTTGTGTTACCCGTACATGCGTCCCGTGTCGCCTACCAGCCTCGGTAGCAAAATGTTCTAATCTACTTTCAAATTCGTCTTGCCAACCTCGTGGGTTTCTAGCAACCAATTCTTGCTGTACATCATTTATATGAGATATATATTTGTTAAATATATGCTTAGTGTCACCTTCAAAGTGTTCGTCTAGTGGGTCTTCTTCTACATGACTTTTAACAAATAAATTCATCAATCGTTCCATTCATCAAACAAATAGTCAATGTATTTGTCTTTATGGTCTACTTTTGGTATTTTTACATTCATTGTAATTAAAGCGTTTTCTGCATATTTTGCGGCAGCAGTTGGGCTTTCTACAAGGAATTGTTCTGCGTTTAAATCTGCCATAGGTCCATTATCTCACATAGGGTCATATCGTTTGTTATCTGTTTCGTCCCAATCCCAATCATATACAATTGGTACATAGTATTCTTTTCCTGTTTTAAATTCTGCAACTTCGGCTGATTTTACACGATGGTGACCTTGGCCCATTGTAAAATCTTTGTAATGACCATGATTTAACATTATTGTTATAGGGCGTTTAACTCCTTCTTTTAAAACGCTGTCTGCTAAAGAGCGGTACCCGTGAGATAATTCAGACTTTTTGTTTACCCATGTATCTTCTAAAGTTTCTCCATCTGCTCTGTCAATGGAGTCAACAACAAGGTTATATATTTCATGTGGTCGCATAAACATGCGTAGTTGATTTTTATTTAAATGTTCGTGAGCAGCCATTATTTTAAAAACTTTAACTTTCTCATACGACGGCGACCAATTACTTCAAATCCCTGTTTAGAACGAACAGACTGCCAATCTTGCGGGTCATCTTCTTGGTCCGCTGCAGGTTTTACTGAATAAACAATTGGTTTAGCGATTCCATGTTTTTCAATATTTTCATGTCCCACTGGCTTCCCTACTTCATTTAAATAACCGTTTGCTGCCCAATCAGCATATATTTCTGCACGTTCTCGGCTAAATGTTGCGTGTGCATAGTCTAAGGCTTCTGGGTATTCAGAATCTTGATGATGTTGATTGATTAATCCGCGAACACTATTTCCAGGAATTATTATTTGTCCTTTTTTAAGGATACCAAACCTGTCTGATGACCCATGAAAAAGTTCTTCATTTAAATGTTCATGAGCAGCCATTATTTATCAGGCCATTCTTGAGGGATAGTCTCTGGTAACACTAACCATTCGTAGTCTCTTCTTTTTGTTTTTTTATTGACATACATTTGATTACCGCCTACTTCTCGCAAAGGCACACCTTTAACTGTTCCAGCGCTTGCTTTAAAGATTTGTCCACGACCACGACCATCCCACCTGTCTTTTGTATAACTAACAGCAGCATACCTGTCTGGAGTAAACCCAAGAGGTCTATCTCTACCAGAATCAACTGCTGGAGGGCGATTAGCGCCGCGATACAAAGGAACTTCATTGGCACGAGAAGCATTGCGTAAAAAAGGAGTCAGGTCTCGTAATTGCGCGGCGTTTTCATAAAGACTTCCACCTGCAATAAAATGTTGAACTGGGTTAACTAGTTGATATTTACGAACTGTTGCTTCTGGGTCAGTAGGCGCGGTAAGTTTTGAGTGTATTTCTGACCAGGGTTTTCCCATTACCTCATCGTGTTCTTCTGGTGTAAACCATTGAGAACCTGGGTCTCGTTCGTTGTGTATTCCAACCATTTTAACTTTATTGCCCGACAAGGCGTCATCTATGGTTATTCCATGCATTTGCTCAAACAATTCACCAAATAAGTATTTGTTTACATGGTTAGAAGCAGACATACTACAAGGATACAACAATATGAGATAATGGATAATATGAGCGATAACAGTGGCGAAGACTACGAAAACTTACATCCCCATGACTATGAGGGTCAAGAACAAGAGCGTAAAGAACTGTTTGATAGGCTTGGTCCTATAATTGCAATTAGCCACGATTTACACTATATGAAAATTAGATTACACCATAATGGTAACCAAAACCCACACCGTTCGTGGCCTATTACTACCCATTATTTAGATAAATACGTAAACGCTTTAGATATGCATGATTTTTTAGCAAACGAGAGTTATGTTCGTAATAGGGGCGGTAATGGAAAGCATGCTGAAACAAGAGACCACTTAGAAATAGTTAGAAATAACCTTAATAGCATGCACCAAGTAGTTCACTATAATTTAGGAAAAGACCATCCAGTAACACAAGCGATGGCTAAAGATGCGGAAAAGATTAATCACCACATCAACATGTTTCAGTGGACCAGTCAAATGGAAGAAGATTGATAATTACTTAAGGTCTTTTAAAGCCTCTAACGCTTTTTTACCTGCGGCTCCTCTAGCCAAGTCATCACCAGAGATTGGAATGGACATGTCTGTTTTTAAACCAGCGGATTCTGCTACTGCGTTCATAAATCTGTTTTGTGTTTTGTGCGATTCAACTGTTGTATCTTCTAATCCTGCTTCATAAGATATTTGACGAGAAACGTCTTCTGCCAAAAAATCTGTTGATTGAATTGCTGCCATTGGGTTTTCTTGCATATTGCCAAAGGCTTCCGTTGCCGCTTTTCTGTTCATTTCTCGTTTGTTTTGCCCAAGACGCGCACTTTGGTGCAATTCAAACTGATTTTCTCCCTTACGATAAATAGCCATTAGTAATTTCTAATAGTTTCTGTGGCTTCTTCATCAATTACCCATTCGCCTTCTTCATCTAGAAGAGGATTAAGTACTTGTTCGTCGGTCAGGTACGGATGGCTATCCATATCTTCTTCAGTAACACTGGATTTAATTTTTGATATGTCCACTCCGCCACGCATTTCTTTTTCTTTTTTTCTAATTGAAGAATTTAATGGAACAGACAATCCTGGTGGTCGTGGTCTTTTGGGCCTTCGTTTAGGGTTGTTCTCTTCAGGTTTTCCTTTAGCCATAGTCTAATTATACATCTTTATGGTTCTATGAAAATACATTCGCCAGGGCAGTCTTCTGCGGCTTCTATTACATCACCAAGGCGGTCTTCTGCGAAAGAGGCTAAACCGCTTGCGCCTTCTGGGTTGCCTCGCAGTTTGGAATATATTTTCCCATTCTCCTGCACGTACGCCAATCCATCCTCCAGCATTATGAATACATCTGGTGCTATCTCGGCGCATAACCCATCTCCCGTGCATAAATCTTGGTCAATCCAAACTTTCATTTATCCTTACTCATTGTTTAATAATCTTCTACCTTTCTCAATTGTTCTGTTTTGATGTCGTAAGTGTGTTCTTCGTTGTTAATCATAGGTGTAGAAAAAACAGTTGTTCTTATAATGTGTGATGGGTCAGCGTCTTTACTTCCAAGACCCTCACCCACATGTTTGTATTTGTGAAATTCAGCAAAATCATCTTCGTCCATCATTTCATCTGGATTGTTACGCATTAATTCAGAATTTGTAGAAAGTTTCCAACTTCGTTTATAGCCTGTTGTAGGTTTAGAACTTACTTGCTTCATAAAATCTAAAAACTCTTCAGGACTTTTTGGATTTAAATTATCTGTTTCAAACACTTCTTCATCGTCTGGGGTATTTCTAAAAGGGTTGGTCATCTTTGGGTAGTAAGAATAGCCTTCTGTACGTCCTTCGCTTTTAGGTGTAGGGTCTAGGTCTGTCCATTTATGTGGATAGGTTACTTCAAAGTTTGCTTTTAATACCCCTTCAGGATGATGCAAACCACTTACCCACGCATACAATCTGTGCCCGTTTTCAAGTGGAATATTAAAACCTGCATTACCAGTGTCAGGAGAATTTATTTTTGAAAATGCTATGTGTTTATTATGGGCAGGATACATTTTGCCGTGGATTGAAACACCGTGTGGATGAAGCATGTCAATGCCCAACTCTTGTTTAACGTTACGCATGTGCCCGTGAAGACGTTCAAAATTAGATGGTTCGTTTCTAGGCATTTAACTATTCCTCTTTGTTGAGAATACTTCCAAATCCAAAAACATCGTGCCATGGACGTAATTGTTCTGTTTTAGTATTATAGTTGTAAAAAGCGCGGTCTGTATCAACACCGTAAACTGTCACGTTATGCGGAGCCTCTGATGGGTGAAATTTAACGTTTTGACGATGTTCGTTTAATTCATTTTCAGTTAGTTCAAGATGAGGTCGGTAAGGTTCTTCATCAAAGTCAACGTTAGGTCTAAGGTTTTTAAAGTGTTGGTAACCTTCTTTATCTACAAAATCGTATGTTCCTTGATAAGGTTCTTTTCCCCACATACTTAAAACTTCATGAACAGTAGAAAGTGGACCTCTGGTGTCGTGTAAAGACATTCGTTCTTCAAAATAAGGATTAGGACGTTGTTTGTAATATTCGTCAAAATTGTTTGGATTTTTACCAAAACTTGCACGGTAAGAATCTTCATGTTGATGAACAGCAATTCCATACCCATATCTTTTACTACCATCATTATGTATGGCAATTTCAGGTACATGCATTTGCATGTACACGTCTCCGTTTCCTAAATAAGTTGCTGTATGAACTTTTAAACCATTTTCAAGAGGAATATAAAAACGAGATTCAACCTCAGTACCCTTGTTATGTTTATGACCTATGGTAATAAGTTTATTTGTTGCTGGATAAATCTTTCCGTCAATTCTTACCCCGTGTGGAACGGTTAAATCAACGCCATGTTTTTCATTTAAATGACGAAAATGGTCTTGAAGACGTTGAAATGGTTCACTCATTTATTAATTATAGTCGTCTTTGTTAAATAACCGTAATTCACGCGATTTTTCGTACTCATCTGCCCATTGAAGGAAGTGTTTTTCCCATTGTGCTCTAGCAAACAACAATCGGTGTTTTGGAGATGCAAAACCATCTTTATTGTATCTACCCAACCTTTGATTGGCGTCTTTGTCTTTAGGCCATTCAAATAGTTGTAATTGTTCGTATTTAGCCATTAACGTTTTCTTCGGCTTGGTGATTTTGCAAAAGCAGGGTTATATTCGTGTTCTGTGGACAAGTTGTAAGTAGCACCACGCATAGGTTGTTGATGGCGCTCATCTAAAACATTTACTGGGATGTCTATCCCAGCCCTAGAAGCAGCAATAACCCTATGAAGGCCATCTAATACCTCTGGTTTGTGTACATTACTACTTCCTGGAAATTTAATTGGATTACCAACAATAACGGGACGTACTATTCCACGTTGTTTGACAGATTCAACTAGGTCATTCATTTTGTAATCAACATTTTTGTGAAGGAACGTATCTTTTTCTACGTTTTCCCAATAGGTATTTATAGGTTCAAACTGTTCTTTAAATTGTTGTGGATTAATATGTCCCAATGATTTAACATAAACCATTCTTGAATGTTCTTCATTCCACAACTGTTCTTTTCTTGGTTTACCCGTCCTAAGACCTTCTTCAAACCTACTGCGTTCGTCAAATGTTTCTAAACCTTCATTGCTAAGATATTCACTCATATCCAAGTTCTTTCATAATACGTTTTTCATCTCCCGCTTCTGCACGGGCTGTAAAAGGCATAGTTCCAACATATTTTATTTTTTTATTTTTTAACATGTTTTTATTTATTATGTAAGAAGTAGAACCTGGGTCTTCGTGACGGTTTAAATATGCCGCAATATCTTTTACCGATGATTCATCTATAGCGTTTTCTGAGTCCCAATCATCTTGGGAGTATTCGTCGTATCCCGAAGCATGTGGGTCGTCATAAGTGTGCATATTTTTAGGCACTTGAACGTCGTACACATGCATAAAACCATCTACTTGTGGAATGCTCTCATCGTCGTACTCTGATAATGCGTCGTCAGTAAAAGAATTAAGACTTACTCGGTCAATAGCAGAACCAATGGTTCCAACGTGAAAAGTGTTTGGGCTTTTTTTACTTTTTTTATGTGGTGGTTTAATGCTTGTAGAAGCATGAAACAATATTTTGTTGAGGTGTTCGTGTGCAGGCATTATTGTGCACGGCTCAACGACGAAAAAGATTTTAAAAAATTAAGCATCTTTAACCGCACTATGGGTAACTTGTTTCCAATCTACAAACTGTGGTCCCAAATAACGAACATAACCAGACTCTACAAAATGTTTGGGAATTACATAAGACATATTTCCTGGGTCTTCAATTAAGTTTACGTATTTTCTAATACGCTTTGTGTTGTCTCCTTTAGACACATCTAATTGGTCAGATGCGTAGTTATCAGCAGTTTTATAAACAGAATCATCAAAATACTTAGCAGATACTTTATTTCTATCAGGGTCAGTGTATGTCATCATGCCCATAGGAGCATGTGGCTGTATTTCATAAACGTGTATAGTCTCACCAGTTGGGTTATTCCTGTATCTAGGCATGGTGTCACCAATTCGGGTATGTGCTGCGTTTAACGTTCCAGCATGAAATACCGACTTTGGCATAATCTTTTCATGCGGAGGAGCACTACTCCACGTTCCGTGATAGACAATTATCTTTTCACGCTTTGAACGGGCCATTATATATCCATAATATCTGAAGGACGGAGCCTCCCTGGAACGTAATTATGCCTGTCTGGTTCAAACCCTTTGACAGGAACGCCTCTTTTCTTCCCAGAACCCTCAATACGGTACACAGTTACTGGCATATGGGTAAATCCTGCCCGTTTTGCGGCTTCCAAACGGTGATTTCCCTCACCTAAAACGGCTCTTCTGTCGTGTTGGTAGTAATCAATGATGCCTGGAATGTTAAATCCACGTTTTTTAAGGTCTTCAGACAGTTCAGATACGTCATAACGCAATTTATTGCCTTGCATTGTGTCTAAAATTGAGATTGGAACTAATTCTGTGTCTCTATATTTCATGGCATCACCAAATTGTTCGGGATTTAGAGACATTTATTAAGTATATACTATTACTGTGCTAGTCCCATTCTTCATCAGTTGTTAGTTTTTCAGTTTTAATGTCGTAATCGTACTGAAGAATTCTGTCTGAATTGACGTCATTAACGTATAAATGTATGTTATGCGGATATTCTTCTTGCCTTAAGTTTCCATGAGTGTTTTGAAAATGTTCATTTAATTCATCATCAGTCATTGCTCGTTGACTTTCAAAAGTTGGATTTTTATCCCTAACGTGTTGTTGGGCTGTGCCAAATCTTGGAAGACGAGACACAGATTTAACATAATCGTGAAACATGTCGTTATTTTTAAGTTCGTGATAAGGCTTAATGTTTTCTGTATATTCTTCAAGGTGTTTAGGAACATTGATGTAATCAAGGTCAACGCCACCTCTCATTGACCTGTGAACATAACTTGTTGTATTTGTACCATTTGGTTGTCTAACCATGTATTTAGTAGGTACATGTATGACTGATTGAACAGGCCCAGGAATCCTATTATTTTTTAAAACAGACACACGATGCCCATTTTCAAGCGGAATATCAAACTGAAAATTAAAAGAAGTAGTTGAAGGGGTTTTTGTATGATTGATTTCCATCCAGACAGACTTGTTTATGGCTGGATACGGTTTTTCATAAATAATTGACCCGTTTGGGTGGGACATGTTTATGTCGTATTTGTTTTTAACGTCTCTTAAAATTTGTTGAAAATTAGTAAATAAATCAGACATTTAGAATAGTATAGGGCTATTTGCCCGTTTACGCTGTAACCTGGAATAGGGCTATTGAAGGTAATGGGTGTAAGCGAGGCATGTTCCCTACCCCCTAACCCCGAACGCACGTTCGTTTAAGGGTGGGGGGGGCTTGCCTACCCTCCCCCCTACCCTCATACTAGCATGTCGCCATGCTCGTCACCAAGAGGCAGAGAGTTTACTATCCTCCCTGCCTCCCAGTCGGGGACGACCTATCGGCGCAACTTCTCCACCTCCGCCTCCAGCCACGTAAGACACCTCTCCAGCCACGCCTGCGCGTTCTCGTCCATGTCGTACCCAGCGTCCTCCAGCCAGTCCGCCAGTCCCGCTAGGTCGGCGTACATGAGCACACGAGCGTTCTCTTTGGCGAGGCTCGGCATTACGCCACCTCCTTTGGAATTGCCTGCCAGCCAGTCGGCACGAAGCCACCAGCCACCAGTGCGTCCGTGATTGCCTGTAGCGTGGTCGCCAGCGTGGTCACTGTCTTGGCGAGGTCGCTCTCGGCAATCAGTTCCTCCACTGCGCTGTCTGTCAGAGCGTCGTCCTCAGTGACGTACGACCCCATGTCAAAAAACTCGGTTGGGTCGGCGTATCCGTCAAAGACTTCAGTGACCTTGTCATTGACCTTGTCGTCAATGTCACCTACTTCCTCGCTCACTATCTCCTTCACGTAGTCGCTGAGACTGTCGTCAAAGCGTGCTGTGAACTCTACTGTCATGTCCTTGTCCCTTCATGTCGTGAGGCTTGCCCTTCGCTTGCCTCTGTCACCAGTCTCACACACGACCCACCTCGTCACCAAGTCCTACGCCTGTGACCTCCGTCACACCATTTGCCCAGTAACGCATGGGTACGTAACCCCAGCCTACCAAACGACCCCTCCCGTCATCAAGTGACGTCCGTCACACACTGTGACCCACGTCACTGCGGTATCAGGCGTTGAGGCAGGTACTACTGATAGGTCACTTCGCGATAGGCGACTGCTGAGGCTGACAGATAGAAGGGATACCTTCAGCCCCAGCAGTGCGTTCTTGTGGATAACGTGTGTACTGCGCGTATCCACGCATGCGTACGTACGTTCGCATACGCCTATATTAGGGCTATGCGTTTGCGCGACACCTTCACTCGCGCACAAGGGTAGGCTACGCGCCATACTCACCTGTCGTACTATTGTTATCCCGTGTATCTTGTCCTTCTATATACCCCTTCTCAATGACTTCCCTCATGAGTTTGGCAGTTGCGTCCCTGTACGCGCTCGCGTATGCGCGTGCCCATGCGTACGCGCCTGTACGCGTGCGTGTGTGGTCGTCTGCGCGTGTGTGGTCGCGTGTATGCGTGTGGTCGTGCGTGTGGTCGTGTGTGGTCTCCTGTGGTCGTGTGGTCGGCATATAGAACTCCTCCCATACGTCCAGTGGGTTGGGCATGTCGTACTCCCAATGCTCTGCCGAGTGGTCGTATGCCTCCAGCCATTGCCTCGCCATGTCCTCGTCTACTGTCTCAGTGATGAAGTCCAGCCAAGCATGCGCCTGTCCGTAGAACTTGCCACTCTGCTCAGGCGACCTGCCTGCGTAGCGTCCGCCAAAGGTGTCAGTGGTCACTAGGGCAACCTCTCTTGCCACTTCTCCATGAGTTGTTGAACTGCTTTGAGGCGGTAATGGTCTGTGATTGGCGTCCCGTAAAGGTCAGTCAGGTACTCTGCCAAGCCTGCCTCCGTCACGTACCTGAGACCTTCCAGCACAAGTGCGTTGCGTTGTGCCTCTGCCTCGTTCTCGTCCTTCCACAATAAGCGAGGCTTAGTACCGTAAACTAAGTCGCGCTTGCGGAATTGTGAGGGCGGTAAGTCAGTAATATACTTCTTGCCCCACTCAAATAACGTAAGTGTTGGTAATGATTGTGTCGTTGTCATCTTGTCCTCCATATACCCCACGTTAGCATTGACAGTAGTATTGTCACCAAGTGTTTGCGTGTGTCGTCCGTCACTCAACATATCGTATTGCCTCGCATGTCGCGCACAATACGCTACCGTCAGGGTATATATGTCCGCCTTCTCCGTACTCGTCCAAGTCCAGTGTTTCGCCACAATCGGCGCACTTTACTCGTGGGCAATCGCTATAGGGCATGTCCTCAGGCGAGCCTTCATGCGCCTCACAATGACACCAGCCAAAGATTGCGACCTGCCTCTCATGATTGAGTGTAAGCATGTCTCCTGTGCTGTATGACCTTTGAGACGGGTCGCTCTGACATGTCTCGCACAAGCCTTCGTCCACGTGAGGGCAGAAGCCCCACTCGCGCACGAACTTCTCCAGTGTCTCAGCCATAGCGCACTTCTCCCAGTGTGATTAACTGAACTACGGCGTCATAGTCAAAGGCGTCCCAGTCTAGGTCGTAGTCGTTCGCCACGTTGAGCATGATGATATCTTTGACCAGCCTGTCATTGAGTTGTGCCCTGAGGGTCTGTACGCCCTCTGACGTTGTGCCCATAAGTTTGAGCCAGTCGGCAACGATTGTCTCGTTGAGGTGAAGTGGCTTGCCTTTATACGCCTCCTCGTAGTCTGTGCTGTCGCCCATCTCAAAAATAGTGACGCTCGCTGTCTCGTCCTCGTCTGACCAAGTGTAGTCACCTAGACCCACTGCCCAGTAATATACGCCAGTCTCGTATGCGCCACTGATGATGTCGCAAGCGTGAGACCTAAGTGTTTTGCCTGTCGTTGTTGTTGTCATTGTTGTTTATCCCTCCTGATTAGAGACTAGCGTAGTAGTATCGTTGTCACCAAGTGCCCTCACAAGTGCCTCCAGTGTGGGTAGTTTGAGTGACTGTAACTCATGCGCCTGTACGTCCGCGACAAGTACCAACTGCGTGACCAGTGCTTGTTTGCGTGCCTCGTTAGTGTCCATGCGCTCTTTATACTCGCGCTCTGCCTTCGTCCTCTCCTCGCACAACTGCTCTAGTGTCTTGTCCCATGTCAGGGCATACAGCACTTCGCTCGGACGAACTTTGGAGTAGTGTGTCTTAATTTGGTAGGTCGGCTCTGTGAGTTCAAAGTTACTTACCTGCGAGATAATCTCTACAGTGTAAGTTGTCACTCGGCGTGTCCTGCCAAGACGGTATCCATACCTGTCCATGCTCACAGTCTCCTCGTGTACTTTCAGGATACGTCCACAGTCACTGCGATTGCGCCTGCCTCCTAATTTGAGCATAAAGACGGTCTGTGGATTGGCGGTCAGAACTTTGGCGACTTCTGCGGAGTTCATGCGTCAAACTCCCACTCAATCGCAACTTCGTCACGGCGTGGTGACGCCTTAAAGAATAGTTCTTTGGCTCGCGCCTCAACTTCTGCGTCAGATAACTCGCGCTCGCTGTCAAACTGTAAGCAGATTGTCGCGTAGCACACGTACTGATACTCAACGGGAGTAGTGGTCGTCATGCTGATAACCTCAACGTGTTGCGCCAGTCTGTGGTCGGAAACGCTATGTCAAAGCCACAAGCAGTGTAGAACCTCTCGTGCGAGAACCTCTCATTGTCTGCGTAGAACTTGCGTGCGAGGTCGTGACAAAGATTAGACCAGTCTGTAATGTCCACCTTGTGTGCCCCACTTATTTGAAGTCGCATTACCTTTGCGACTGCTTCGTAGTCCTTCTTAGTCATTGTTGTTTATCTCCTTCTAATAACACACTACTACAGTAGTATTGTTGTCACCAAGTGTTATGACCTACGTCACTCCCACCAAAGAGGTTCTAGTAGTTGTCCGTCCACGTCATATTTGCGTGGCATGTCGTCAAACTGAATACGCTCTAGTATCGTCTCTTTACTTGTGAGGTTGTCAATGGTCGCATAACCCACGCGCTCGGCTGTCACGCACAAGTTCTTTAAGTCGTTCATGATATCGGTCATGGATTGGTGAACTGCCAGTTGGTCGGCTGTCATATTGTCTTTATCTGACGTGCCAAAGAGTGTGGGCTTCATAGCCTCAGTCAGGTACAGCACAATGTCATTGCGCGAGCCTCCGTCAGTGCCAATCATGTCTCCGTCCTCGTTGTAGAACTCTAAGTTAAAGCAGTTCTTGTGAGTGTAGTGATTGCCCCAATAATTGCGTTTGAGTACCACGCGCTCAATGGGGTCTGCCCAGTTGAGTTGAGGTGCTTCATTGCGGTAGAGATTACCGTAGAACGCAACTCCGTCTCCCTGACAATGAGACAAGGAGTATTCAATTTTGAGGTCAGTGAATTGTTTACCCCAGTACGACAATTCCTCGCCTGTGAGTTCTTTGATGACATGCTCTTTCATGTCGCACTCAATGTCGCCAAACAAGTGTACTGTCTCGTACGCAATCTCGCGTTCACGCTCAATTACTACGTCCTTCGCCTTGTCCGATAACTCGTCAAAGGTATACGCTACCTTCGTGCGAGTAATCTCTTTGCCATTAGTGATTGTGTCCATTGTGTTGTCCTTCGTTGTGTTGTGTTGTGTTGTGTGTCGGCAAGGGTGCTACCGACTACGGTAGTCTTACACGGGTATCATTGCGTACCCTTGCCTTAAACACACTGTAACACAAGGCTGTGACTGTCACCAAATAGCGCGACTTGTCAAAGGAGGATACTCGTCTGATAGTTTGAAGTTGCCCACTCAGTAGGAGAAGGAGGTACGTAATTAGGCACGTATCCATATTGGTCATATAACTCGGCATACTCAACAATCATTGTGTCGTTCCAGTTTGACATCTCGTTGAAGTCGTCAATCGTCCACGCACTGTCGTCAATGAAGGCAATGGACTTAAAGGTACAACTGCCCCATGAGCCATTGTTCTTGTCAATGTATATCACTGTGCCTCCCGTTAGATTGGCGATTTAAGCGAGATTAACTCGCGCTGTAGTTCTGAGCCTTCGCAGTTGTCAATGAGCATGAATAGTTCATTTATCCACGTTGCGACAGTGTTTGGCAATGGAGTAGTAAATAGGTATTCCTCGTACTCAGTGGCAATCAGGTTAATCTCAGAAACTAATCCTGAGCCTTCACAGTTACTTGTGACGTCAAGAACTTCTGTAATGAACGTTTTGTAGTTTTTTGTGGTTGTATTTGTTGTCATAAATTACCTCCTAACGAAACTGTAGCACTCCTAGTTCTTTGTCACCAAGTGGTCGTGGTCGTGTTTAGCACACCACCAACACACGATATTGTCGTGGTCGTCACTCCACGTAGGTACGTAATTGGAGTGGTTGTTTGTCATGTGGTCGCCACACGAAGGGCATATGCTGTGGTCGTCAGTCATGTGGTTGCCACTGAAACGTTATCTCTACGTCATCATATCCTTCTGACAAATACTCGTCAGCAAGTTCTTGCGCCGTCCTGTGGTCGGTAATGTAGTGGTCGTTTACTTCTCCTCCACCTACCCATACCGAATATACTATTTTGTCAAACTTAATCATGATTTGTTATGTACTCCGATTGTTTTTTAAGTTCTAATTCTTTCCAGTTTGTAACCAATGTTTGTAATTGTTTTAGTGTTACTACTGTAGACAACGCACCAACAAGTGCTTCTACTGCGGTTTCACCAAAAGTATTTCTAGCAACTTCGCACAACTCGTAAAGTAACTCTACCTCTACGCCTGCGTTTAGGTAATCTGATACTTTCATTTATACACCTACCGTTTCATATTTCTCATATGGCACTACCATAGGTGATTGCCACTCCTCCTCAGTCACAAAATACCCAATGCGATTGACAAAGTGTAAGCCTGAAACAATGTACGTACCGTCAGAACCGTCCACCCATGTCCACACTTTTTTCTCAGGTGAGTTAGATACAAAGTCGTATTCCTCACCATACGTTTCAAACAACTTTGTTTCGTCATCTGATATGAACTTGTTGGTAAGTGGTTTGTACCAGTTCTCCCATACTTCTACGGCGTCACAAATGGTTGTCACAAATATACCCCTTTCAAACGTTCACACGTAGTGTCAATGATTTCTATTTCCTCCAAGTCCCAACCATATTGTTCGTTAATATGTGCCATTGCTTCTTGAATTGCTGTGTCCTCGTTTGTAGCCTCAATGGTAGTTGTCAAACACATGTACTCTCCAACAAACGTAACGTTGTATGTTTTTGTTTTCATGTCACCACGAGGACGAGTATACAAATGACCACTCGTTTCCCATTGCCTCAAGTTTTTCAATGACACTAATTGTGTCTTGTAATTGTTCCAAGTAGTATTCGTCATATTCCTCGCCTCCAAAGAAAAAACCACTTTGTGTAGGCAAATAGTCCTCAGCGATTGAAGGATTTTCCACAACTTGTTTACACACTTTTTTTAGAGATTGGAGACTACTTAATTCCACATAAGCGTCCCTACAATCGTCCTCTCCTCCTTGACAAGCGTCCACAAACCATTTGTGGATTTGATTGGCTTTGCGCCACTGTGCTACTTTGACGCGAACAAGTGCGCTTGGATAGTCAGGCTCAATGATGTCAGTTGCTTCAACAAGTTCAACTATTTTGTTGAAGTCCTCGTAACGCTTGTCAGTTTTGTTGTACGGAGAATAGTATTTCTCTGCGTACAAGTATTGGTCTAATCCCATGTTGTCCTCCTTGTTTATTGTGTATAGACGATTGTCTATATTAAAACTTTAGCACTTGGCTGTCCTTGTCACCAAGTGCTTAATCAGTTAATCCCAAAACTTCACACACGTTGAAACTCTTGTAAGAATTACTTGGCTCATCTCCCCAAGACATTCCTCCAGTTATGGCAAACGTTCGTGTATAGTCAATAGTAAAATAACTACAATCACGAAGTGATTGGTAATTGTAAACGGTGTTTATACACTCGGTCAAGAACTCATAAAGTTGGTCTGAAGTAATGTCGTATCCCTCAAGATACATGTTGTCAAACTCATAACAACCACACTGTTCTACCAGCATTGTCACAGTCGCTTCCAAAGAATTGTCGGCGTACTTCCTAGCCTTTGCGTACGCCTCCTCTTTGGTAAGTTTCATTTCGTTAATTGAAAACATGAAGTCCGCGCCCATGTTATTTACCTTTCCTTGATTGTTGTAATGTCTCTAATGCTTCGTTCATCAAATACTGACCAATGTCACAGTTTTCAATCACCAATTCAGAAGTGCTTAAAATGTCCAACCACTCGTCATCTGATAACTTTGTGTCCAGCATTAGTTCAAACCAGTCTTTGTCCCACCAAGCAATAACTACTTCCTCTGACAAATGTTCGTCAGCGTCATTTGTTCTGTAGTTATTTTTGAGCATGTCTATCGCGTCTTTAATCCTCATTGGTTGTTCCTCATTTCCGACCATGAGATTGAGTTTTCGTCATCATTGGGGTCAAGGTTTAATGCTTCGCACCATTCCTCGTACGTAATGTTGTCCTCAAAAATTGGTATTTCGCGTTTCTTTGGCGGATTTGGAATATGCTTTCCTGCCCCTTTCACAAATGGCGGTCTGCTGTCTGTGTAGTTTTTCATCATTGCCCCTTTTTTAATTAGTGGTCTAATCCTCGTATTGTTTCTAAAGGTATTAGAAACTCCCGCAAACCGCTTTTTACTTCGCTGTATGCTTCAACTAACACAGTGTCAGGCGTTACTTCAAGAACATAGCAGTCCTCGTAGATAGTGCTGTCTGTGTGTATTTCACACATTTCACCAACCAGTTGAATTAACGTTTCGTGAATAAGTTTTAATTCGTCCATGTTTTTACATTAACACTTATGAGTTCTTGTCATCAAATGGTATTGTCAGTTGGTCTTTCAACAAGTTGTTAGATAGGTACTCGTAAACTTTTTCTGTATTGTTTGAGTATTCCACAAGAGCCAACCCCAGTAAGTCAGCCTCCAAGTATCCCAAGTCGGGCATTGGCTCTGTTGATTTGCCACCAAGATATTCATCATTCCAACCAATAATGTCCAAGAACAAAGTCATTGTTGTTGGATATGTTTGGCGTCCACTCCATGCGTACAATCGCGGTACATCTACCAGCACCATATCAACGTTTGAAGTTTTGTGTTCATTCATTGTTAATGCTTCTCCAGCAAAGTTGTAGCGTTGTACCTCAATCCAACAAGACGTGTTTGTTTCTAGGAAACCGTCCTCGCGCATTATTTGAGCATAGGCAACTACGTGAATTGTGTTTGGCTCACCAACGGCGTGTATATTGACGTCCCAGTAAGTTCCATAACTATAAAACTCGTCATATCCCTCGTATATCTTGTCGTGGCTCAACAAGGCTTGAACGTATCCTCGTGACCATTTACGAAGGTCATTTAATTCTTGTTTTGTAATTGTTGTGTTTGACATTAGAAACTAACCGCCAATTCCTCAGTAATTTCGTCCATGAGCCTCAAAAGACTGTCATTGTGTTGTTCGTACATATCGTCATATTGGTCATCAGTCATGTCACCTCGTGATTGAAACGGAGGATACTCTGCCCAACGTTCTGCTATTGTCTCGCCATTCTTAATTGAGACACCACCAATAAAAGCCATGCCACCTTCCTCAAAGGTAAGCACAAACTCCAAAGTTGGAAACAATGTTGAAACTTGAACAATCCCTGCGGTTGGCGGAGACCATGCTGACGAAAAAGATAACGTCATATAAGCCATGCCATTGTCTAGTGGCTCTACATCACAAGTAATGAAACCGTCATAGTCTCCCCACTTAGTTCCCCACTTTTCACACTTCCAATCGTAAGCGTGCGGAGAACCAAACTTCTGTATGTTTGCTTCATACAGTTTCTGTTGTTCTTGCGCTTTCTCATCATCATCTATGGCAATAATGGTTGGTATGTTCTCCAATTCAAGAGGGCATGGATACAAATTGTGTAGTATCGCAAACTCACTGTGATTGCGTCCTTCTATTGGTTTCACAATGGCTTCACGAAAACGTTTTACTTCTGTTTCGCTACCTTTGATTGTTAGGTTGTTTGAGCAATGGTTTGGCATGTTATTCTCCTTTGTTATATGTTGTTCCATTTGTTTCGTGGATATTGACTTTCTATTTTCTCCAACCACTCGTTGTACGAAGTTGGAGTGACAATGAAAGCATGTGCGTCCTTTGGTGCTTCCAATGGACACGACTTCCCTTCCAACACAGTTGTAATTTTGTGCGTTGGTTGTTTGTTGTCAGCAATGACATTACTTCCACCTGCCGACAAGTACACAACTTGTAGCCTTCGTGGAGTACCGTCTGTATTATCTTTACTACACGTCAGGTGTAGTACATAACGAGTAATCATTTCTTTTTCCTTTTACTATCTTGAACGTAGACAGTTGTAGTTGGCGCATAAGTTACGCTTTGGTCTACGTTAATAATGGTGTTAATTTGATTAACCCTGTCCAACGCAACGTCAGAACCAATAACTATCACGTCACCAGTGTCGTTGTCTGTAACAACAAACTGATTAGTGCCAAAGCCAACGTTTTTAATTGCGTCCTCTAAGTCTCCTAGAGCCTCCACAACTGCTTCCTCTGCTGTTTTAACGGTGTCCTCAGTGTAAGCATTGACCCATTTGACAGTCCAACGAAAGTGGTTTTTTGGAGTTGGTTTATTGCGTGATAATTTCATAAGTATCTCCTAAAGTGCTTGGATAATTGTCGGGCAAAATGCGAGGCACTCCTGCCTTGCGAGCGTAAGGACGAAACTCAGGATAGAAGTCAGTAAGACTTCCAATCTCTGAAAACAACATCAAACGTTCTTTTTCGTTGTATGTCATAGACACACGAATTAGCAACGTATTAAACCAGTCCAAAACGTCCCAACGTTTTAAGTTAGCAAAATACTCGCTGTTCTCAATCACATTGCCTCATCTGTGTCGCATAGGTACGTTTTGACGAGAAGTGCCGAAGGAAAAAAGCCAGCATGTGTTGTCCAGTGTGTGACAATCCAACCATTGCGTGTTGCTATGTTTACCTTAGTAAGTAAGGTGCTTTTTTTCCACGTTTTGATAATGCGATAACGGCTGTATGTTTTGGCATACTTACCGTCTCCCATGTACTTTTCTGCGAAAACTACATTGTTTTTGTCTAGTGTGTAATTACTCATGACTACCTCCTATGGTGTCTTTAATGTAACTTTAACATTTGAAGGCTCTTGTCTCCAAATGCGTAACTTATTGGTTTGTGTATTCTTTCATGAAGTCCTCGTGCTGTTTGTTTAACATGCTTGCGCGATACTTCTTACCGTATTTGTGGCGTTGAGCAAAGTTCACTCCTCCCCACACTCCGTACTCCTCGTTGTGGTCTACAGCAAAGTCGTAACACTTCTTTGCCACTACACAACCCATACAGATACTGCGAGCCTCTTTGTACATTTTGGAATACTGGTGTTGTCCTCCAGCACCTACTTCAAAAAAAAACAAAGTGGTTGGTTTCCCAGCGCACTTCGCTTCAATTTGCCAAGTAACTTGGCTCATATCGGTCACAGTAAGACCAACTTGTCAATCGCTTCCATGACCGAACGGTCTTGTACTGTGACTTTTCCTGTGAGCGCGTTCATCATGTTACGCTCAACGCGGTTCTCATCTTTGCCAACCAAGTGTTGATTGAAAGTGTTGAAGGCTTGGATTACACCAAGTGCTGTTCCTTGAAACGGGGCGACACGTGGGTCATTGCGATACAACTCTTTAATGCGCTCTTGTTTGTTCTCAACACGTGAGATTGCTTGCTTTGCTACATTTGCGTCAGTGTTTACTGGCATGAGTTTTTCAACGATTGCTTGCCACTCGCGGTCAGACACTTTGATATTGACATATTTAGTTACCTCAGCAACTATGTCGTCTGTCATTTGGTGTACGAAACCAAGAGCATCACGTACGCTTTGGAGACGGAAGTTGCTGTTCTTGCTGTGGCGAGCGCGAAACTCCTCAGTCTTTTCGCTCAGCGCACGAGCCAACAAGTTGTCACACTCAACACGAGTGCTGACTTGTTTGAAGGTTGTGCTGATAGAACCGTTGTGGCTTGTAGTTGCGAGCAACATAGGTCGTACTGAGAAACCATCAAGAACTTTGATAGTCTCAGGCATTTCAACACTGACAAAACTAATAGCACCGTTTTTCAAAATGCCTGCGCTTCCAATGTTCAGGTCATCATCTAACAAGTGCGACACGCTTTCAATGAGCCATTCTTTGTATTGGTGAATAGCGTAACTGTCCTTGAACATGCCAAGAACATCTCCGTTGTCAGAGCGAACAATGGCTTTGCGGTCAGTCTCCAAGCGGTAGTTGTCGTTCCATTTGACAAACACTGGTGCTTCTTGAGCCTCCCACGAAAACAGACGCCTGATTACGTCCTCAACTGGAATTGCGCTTTCGTAGTGATTAGGTTCGTCACTCTGTACGTCTTTGCGGTAGTGCCAAGCATTACCACGTTGTCCTGTATAACCGATAAGGCAATACTTGTTTAACCATTCGTAAGTTTCTTTACTCATTTTGTTTCTCCTTTGGTTGTTATTAGTAACACTAACATAATGTTATTGTCGTCATCAAGTGCCTTAGATTTAAGGCTTACCTGAAGTCCTTGAGCATGTCTTTCAACAGTTGTGCTGTCACAGTGCCTGCGTCTGCGTTAAGGTTCTCTGCCCAACCGTCCATGATTGCTGACGTGACTTCAGCCTTGTTGTTCAGCAAGTCCCATAGCCTCATGTCAATAGTGTGGTTATCGTTATCAACTGCGGTAATCCACCACGAGACCACTGGATTGACTTGACCAATCCTGTGACACCTATCCTCTGCTTGTTGTCCAGTTGAAGGACTGTACGGCATTTCTGCGAGTACCACGTGCGAGGCTGAAGTTAGGTTTAATCCACTGCCAGCACTCTCGTACTGTCCAATGAACACTTTTACTTGTTTGTTATTAAACATCTCCACGTAGCGTTGCTTGGCTTCAGGCGTAGAACCTCCAGCAACCATTACAACACCATGCTCGTTCAACTTTTCTTTGAGAGCGTCTAACACTTTGCGGTGATATCCAAACACCACTACTTGCTCTCCCTCGCTCAACAGTGAGTTAATATGCTCAACAACTGTGCGTACTTTTGCGATACCCAAGATTTCGCGCAACTTGTTCATGCGCGTAATGACTTCAGCCTTACCAGCGCGTTCGTGTGCGTCTTTACCGTAAGTTTCCAAGACCCACTTCAAGAAGTCACGTTCAGCAGTGCGATACACAGACATCTCTGCTTCTTGTAGTTCTACGTCAATTTGCGCTCGGCGTTTCAACGGAAGGTCTTTAAGAACGTCCTCTTTGCGCCTGCGTACCATACAAGTACCGCGCAAGATAGTGTTGAGTTCTGTTGTGTTGCTCGCGCCATTGCGATTTGGAAAACCATTAGGCAACAACTGATAGTCACAATACTTGACCAAGAACTCTTTACGCGAGCCAAACACGTTGTCCAAACGTCCAATAATCTTTAATGGACTGAGCAACTCACTTGGACGATTAGGCGTCAAAGTGCCCGACATGAGGGCAATAATCCCATTAGCAGGAATACTATTGGCAAGGTAACGAACTCCTTTGGTGCGTCCAGCCTTTTCGTTTTTAATGCTGTGCGCTTCGTCCACAATTAAAGTGTCAAACTTTCCTGCCAACTTGTTTGCCCAAGCATTGACTACGCTGTCACCAATGACCAGTACGTCATGTTTTGGCAAAGAATATGGTTTACGTCCAGTAACTGTCGCCACCATTAACTTTGGCGCAAAACGGCGACACTCCTTTATCCATTGGAGGCGGAGGTGCGGAGGTACTACGACAATAGTTTTACCATTACGCATTTTGGTATCAAGGGCAAGGGCAATACCTTGACAAGTTTTGCCCAATCCCATGCTGTCTGCGAGTAACACACGCCTCGTTTCCAGCGCGTACTTCACTCCAGCGCGTTGAAATGGAAGTAGTGGAAGTTCTAGGTCAAAAGATAAGTTTGCGTCCTGTGCTTTTGATAGTTCTACCAATTCAGACGACATTGAAACTACGCTTGGCATACGCTCTAAGCCAAAGACAAACATTTCTAGGTCTGTCATCAAAGACGCGCTATCCCATTTTAATTCAGGCAATTCAGTGACAGCAGGGCAATCTTGGCTGTTGTGGTACGTATGCCAACTGGCGTCATGAAACACGTGTAATCCCAAGCCTGACAACACTGGCTCTCCGCAAAGGGTACAGTTGTCTTTACGTTTGTTTACAAGAATACGACTTGCCTTCATTGGCAAGTGTGCTTGCGAGGCAAGACGAGTAACTGGCAAGACTTCCAAATAGTCCAACAAGTCAGTGGCACTATTGTAAGTAAGTTCGTCTAGGGAGTTGGCTTTAATCCAATCATCTACGTCCGTCTCCAGTAGACCTAAAGGCGCACTACGAAGTTTAAGTGCTTCTTTGATTTGAACTTGCTGTTTTGTAAGTATCGCAAGATTAGACATGGCGTAACCCCTTTCTGTGTCCTAACTCCACAGTAACAATACCAACCCTCTGTCACCAAGTGACGTTGGTCACAAGTGTATTATTTGGATTGAAGGTTCTCCAAAACCTCGCGCCACCTTGCGCCACCTATGGTCACGTCACGTTTCTTGACCAACTCGTGTAGACGTTCTCCTTCCTCTTGTCTCAACAAGCGAGAACCAACGAGTTGTTTTAGGTTTCTAATCCAATCGTGAGGACGTTTGGCTGTACGACCCATACCAAACTCTTTGACAAGAGACGTGTACGAAGGCAACGCCGAAGCAATCCACGGAATGCCACTGGCTGAGTATTCCAACAGTTTTATTTCAGACTTTGCGTGATTAAACGGAAAGTCCCGCAACGGCGCAATGCCAATGTCCATTTGAAACATTTCTGGGTACTTGTCTGGGTCGCAAATAGGCAAAGTTCTAACTTTTTCTTTTGACAATCCTATTTCATCTGCGAAATGTGGAGAACTATCATGATGACCAGCGTGTAAGTACGAAACCTGCGTGGTCGTATCATTAAACGAGGGTAAAACCCCACTAAGAACTTGTAGGTCTTTACTTCTATGAGCAGTAGACCCAGCCCAACCAATAACTACATCCTTGTTCTTTGTGTGGTCGTGTTTTTTGAACGCTTTAGTATCTACAGTGTTTGGTAACAACAATACGTTTTTATTCCATTCTTTCATCTTTTCATATAAAAACGGCGTAGAAGTTGTTACGAGAGAACTTGCGGAAATGATTGACCTGTAAAAGTAAGTGTTTTCTTTTTTATTGTGTTTTGGGTGAGATGCTTTCCAAGCATTGTTGCTAGGGTCAAGACCCCAGTACCAATCGTCTACGTCGTTGATTATTACCTGTCCAGCCTGTTTAGCCAGTTTAATGTGTTCTGTTAAACCATCGTGCATCAAACGTTGCAAGATAATGACGTCTACATCGTGCATTTCGCGAGCGTCATCAATAACTTTAAACTTTTTGTAATACCAAACTAAAGTTCCAAGAACTACGTCGTTGCCAAAGTGGGGCAAATATTGACCAAGACGAACCCAACCAGCACCTCCCCAATGCGCTTGTCCATCAGGTGATTTTGCAGGATGTATTCGGTCTCCCGAAACAATCCCTATACGCATTACTCTGTAATTGTTACTTCTTGTGTGGTCGTCTTTTTCCAACCATTCTTAAACTCAAGAAGGGCAGTTTTGTCCCAAAGAGGTGTTGCGGCAAGAACAACAATCGGTTGTGGGAAGTCTGGTCGTTTTCGCAACGTGTGAATACGCTGTTTCAACACTCCAAGGACAGCGGCAGCCTCTGCTGTACCGCAAAGATTATCTACGTCTACGATTTGATTAACCATTTTATTCTCCTATGTGGTCGTTTTGTTAACTTGACTACAATGTTACATGCCCCAATGACCTAATCCACCATTGTCAAAAAGATATTTGGCAACCCTTAGGTTGCAGTCCAAATCATATAAAACGTCCATGTCGTCAAAGTCGGATTTACAAATTTTAGATACCACTGTTTTCCATGATGAGTTAATTTGTAACAATCCGCGGTCAATTGAACCGTTTTTGTTTAAAGTCCAGGTCACATTGCCTTTGTCGTCCCATTTGGCGTTTACCGCATTGGGTCGGCACCTAGATTCTCGCCAAGCAATGTATGAAAAAGTCTTTGCTGGCTTCAGACCATATTGTTTGAACAGTTCTTCAAATTGAGGGCAACTGTTTTCATCATTTGTAACATTGGCTTTTTTAACCAATATTGATGTGGTCGTAGTTTTTGCCTCGTCCAATCGGTGTTCGTACGCATACTCACGTACTTCAGTTACCTTGCTTTCCTTGCTTTCCTTAACAAGTCCGTTATTTAATTCTTGCTGTCCAATTGCTGATGTTGTAGTTGTTGCGATGAATAGGATAAATGAAAATATTGATTGTCGTATCAACAAACTCTCCTTTTGTCGGCGGATAAAACTGAAGCCGTAACGTTCGGATGACGAGCATCTTTGGTTACGGCTTCACCTTAAAGCATAGCAAAGATTATTGGAGAAGTTGGTATAAAATTGTAAACAAATCAAAATCTTTATCTCCACAATTTGGTACAACGTTAATATTTTTATTTTGTTTCATAACGTTTGTATGAACTGTAACGCATTCAACACAACGACAGCCTTGTCTATATCTTGTTGGTGTGCTATGCGGTCTTAGTGCGGTTTTCTTTGGTTTACTTTTAAACACACTCCTTTCAAGAGTAGTTAAACCTCCCCACATTCCCCAACTTTCATCAATACCATCTTTAAGACATTCTTTCCATACAGGACAAATGTTACAAACTTCACGAGCGACTGCGTGATATTGTTCTTGATTATCTGCTTCTAGTGGCGGATACCAGATATCTACAAGTTTTCCTTTACACAAAGCATGCTCACGCCAATCCATGAGTTACTCGTCTGAGTTTCTAATAGAAAACTCTCTATACAATTTAACTATGTTTTGTGAAGTCTTTTCAACAAAGATAACCAAGTCTCTCATTTTTTCATCTTGAGTTGTTAATTTATTTTGTGCGTTAACTAACTCTTTTTCAATAGAACGAATATAGTTGTAGAGACTTTCCCAATTACCATATCGTAATTCAGTCAATGACAAATCACAGATTTCAGAAATAGTTTCTAACGTTACGTCTTGTTTTTGTAGAAGAACAGGCAACGCATTTAATGCGTCGTTAAGACGCTTTACTTCTGGAGCAAGTACGTGCTTTGGAACAGACGAAGGAAACTTGTCAAAATTATGTGTGTAGTCGTTCATCGGTAGACCTTGTTGTTGAAGGATTGTCCCTTGTAACGCAGTCCCACCCACAGCCGATATATCCAGCAATGTCTACCCAGTGGTCTTTTTTATTTGGAGTCCATGACAAACGACTTACTTTGAGCAACGCCATCATGATGGCAACGTCATGGGGTTCAATAACCAAACCATCACGTCGTTCAGCAATGCGTGTTATGTAACTCTGCCAAAGGCTGGCAGTGAGACTAAAATCTTCGTAAGGGTCTCCGTAATCTACATTACGGTCTCCTACGATTAAAGTCATTGCTTCGCGTAGTACCTGTTCACGTTCGTATTCTGCCACGGTATCTCCCTGTTGTTTACATCTTTAACGAGTCTAGCAAAGTCTAGCAGCGAATTGACACGAAAATCCACATCATAGTGTCTATTCCACGGATGGTCATGTAACACTGAAAGTATCCCAACTTTTTGCATTTCTTGTTGATAGTTGTAGTTATCGTCAATGGACGCTGACTGTCCTTCAGAGGTGTATGCAAGAACAGTTTTGTTATGAGTAAAGTGAAGGTGGTCTGGCACTAACTCGTGGTCATGCAACCAATCTGCTGTCTGTGCCCATGCCGTATTTGGTCTTGCTGTGATGACATGTATCTTTACTCCCAACTCACGTAACAATGTCCAACCCAATGCCACATTCTCCATTGGAGATTCAGAAGCAAACAGACGGTGTGATATTGGTGCAGTTTGCATCATAGCATCAAAAGTTTGTTTACTAATTCCCCAATCCTCGTAAAACTCCCATTTCACTGGCTCTGGAAAAGTTGTTTCTTTTAATACATCAATGCAGTACTTTTTAAAAGCACTCATGAACGGGTAAACAACCCCGTCCATGTCAATTCCTACATCAGTTATCAACTTTTGTTTGTACATTTTGTAACTCCATCTTTATTGATTCGCTTGAGTGGACTTCTTTATTTGCACAAACTGGTGGATATTTATTACTAATTACAGATATCTTGTTCCCACATTTTGGACATTGGTAGGTATACGGTAACCCTCTCACTAACTCTCCTCTATATCTAAAACGTTATCGTAGAATGCGTCTGTTTCTGCTGGTCCCAACCCTCCATATGATAGTGGGTTTGCAGTCTCTGCTGCTCGTTGCCCAAACAATCTAGATAATACACCGCTTGACCCACGAGCCTCAACTTGAAACCTAAGCATGTCACGAGTATCGTTTATCTCTTTAAACTTTTCAACCATTTCAAATGCTCTATCCATTTCAGATGAAAGGTTACTATCTAATCCTTGCCCTTCCAACTCTTCGGCAAATCGGGCAAACATAACACGACTAACTTGCATTTCAATCATGGCTCTCAGTGCGGACTGAAGTTGGTCTTTGGTACGAATTTCAATAGGCAACTTGAAAGCACATTCTGTATGTTCCTTAAATGCAGGACATTTTGAAGCGAGATAACAATTATCGCACTGTCTTAAAAGTGCTCCAGAATACCTAATTACATTCGTTTGTTCTGGGGCAATTTCTATAGATTCTCCATTAGAATCAATGGTTTGAGACCCCATGGTGGTTATTGTTTCTACCCCCATCACAGGTAATAATATGCGTTCGCTTTCGTGCCGCTTTTCTGGAGGTGGGATAACAATACCTGTACCTACGTTTTCCACATTTTGGGGGGTACGTGTTTGGTGTGAGGCAATAATTATGTCACCATTTTCAACTTCGTCGTCACCTGTACTTTGAGACGTTGTAGAGGGGTCATAGCCCCCAAAAACACGTTCTTCATAACTCTTCCAAGAACGTATGGCAAGTGCTCCAACAGCATCTACTTCGTCAGCCATTACTTGTTCATAGGAAACATTCAAACGTTCAATATCATTTCTATGTCGTTTGCGAGCACTTTCTTTTTGCTGTGCAGGGTAACGACGTAAACTATGACCAGTCCAGACTTGTGTTTCTCCATAACGTATTGCACTTGTCCATGAGTTCACTAATACAGAATCCCAACTAATGTTTTCAATATGTTCTGGTTTGGAAGTAATTCCAACCATTGCAGTATTCCATCTAGTAGCAATGGAGTTAATCCTGTTATGTGGGTGCTTAGCCAATGCCTTATCACTAATAGCAACTCGTCCGTGTCTTTGACAAATCCAATTAAGACGTTCTAAATCGTCTCCATCATTCCAAATGGGCACGTATTTTTCGTTTAGCCATGTTCCATCGTAATCTGGTCTGCCAATCACTGTTGTTAGGTCATCAGCGTAGGTTCTTAAAAATGAATCGTAACGATTTAAATCTTCGTCATTTTCAGATGTATATATTAACAATTCAGAACCGTTAAACTTTTCTGAAAGGTTTAAAACCTTCTTTTTAGGAATAGCAAAATGGGTTAAGTTAATACCCAATCGTGACACGTTGGCAGACAGCAACATTGAGGCATACATGCCTTTCTCTGCTCCACCAAAGTATATTTTCACAATGGCATCACAATAATTGGAGTTTGTTCTCCAACCCACGCGCCAAGACAATTGTAATCAATGTACTCCATTGCTTCTATGTCTGTCATACCATCTCGTGTCATGCAAACTTCTACCATTTTTTCCCAAGAGTAAACAGCCAATACTGGTTCGTTGATGCGTTGGCAGTATCCAATAAAGGCTTCTTCAAACCCGTCCATCAATAGAACGGTTTCACCCATTCCTTCAAAACCGTTTGATATCTCATCTCGCAGTGTAGTTGTCATTATTCTTTCCATGTCCTTTCTGCTTTTTTAAGTGCTTGTGCTTCAATCTTATCCGTTAATTCGTTCCATCCTACTATAGTACGTTGTTCTTCCCATTCAGGACGAACAATAAATGGAACAGTGACTAACAGTGTTGGAATACCTTCTGCAATTACTTTGGATACGGTAGTGGGGTCAGTATCTACATACCAATCAATCTTGCTGTGTACGGCGTGCAAAGCGCGAACCCTTTCAAGGCGATTGTCAGGACCGCTTTCCCAATGAAAATCAATAGAACCTGGTTTGTAATTTTCTTTTTTTAACCACTCTATAATCAACTGATGTTGATGGGTTTCTACACCGTCAACAATCAAACAAATACGACCATTGTAAGTCCCAAAAAGCATTGACCACAGTCTTCTACCATAGTTGTTTGGTTGACTTGAGCCGACTTCTTTAGCCCTGTTTGCAATAACGTCAAACGTTACAATAATCATTTATTTGTATAGTCCCAGTTTTAACCGTTCTTTGTATGTTGGGTATTCGGCTGCTGGGCAATACATACAAAGATACTGTCGTTTATCAACAGGGACACCAACTTTTCTTCCTATTGTCTTAGACTCATCACACCAATCAGGACAGCCTTTGCTTGGTCTGTTGTGTTTGTTAAAGCACTTTAAAGCATCAACTTTCAATTCATCACGAAAATCTTTGATAAAGATATCGTGAGCCTTCAACTCATTCTTGATGGCTGTCTCAGCGTCAAGTTTGCTTGCCGTGTCTTTGTCTGTTCTAAAAATTAAAGCACGCCAATTTTCGTAGTCTTGATGACGAGCCTTATGGCGTTCCAAGATATCCAAAAGTTCCATGTCGTATTCTGGAGGACCATCGTATGGTGTCATTTTGTACATGACCCCATCTGTTTTTCTACCATTAACAAGGCGCCAACAAACTAACAAACGATTCATGGGTTCTGACATATTGTGCTCCAAACGTTACGCTGTCAGTATACGTTATTCTGTTGGAGTTTCCTCTGTTTGCATATATTTACGTAATTGTAGGCTGTCGTCTAAAGCCATGCCCAGAAACTCTCCAGTATTAGGGTCTTCTAAATATGTAAAAGGATGAGGCAACCTTCCCTTTACGCCTGCTTTACTGCCTTTTGCTACACGAACTAATGACCCTTTTTCACGTTTAATTTTAGAATCAAAAGCATCTAGTCCAGTTGGATTCCATTCGTATACTCCACCGACACGAGGTCGTTGAGGTCTCCTTCTGCTGTCTTTAGAAGTATCGTCATTAGCCATAGTGTTTAGTATATTTTATACTATTTTAACAGTCCCATGTTTGTTATGAATAATACGTTATAGTATTTCAAGATTTAGGATGAATTTGCTCAATAATCCGAAAACCTTTATTTGATGGAACTTCAATAGCCCCTTTTCGCCAATAGCGAATTGGTTGATACCAAGTTGAGTTCATATCATCTCTATCCAAAGGTTCAACTCTATATACATAACCTTCGGGATGTCCTGCAAACCTTTTTGCTACTGATAATGATGGCGTAGCAACGGCGGTTTTACGCCCTATGCCTTCAGGATGGCGGTGAGATGCTGGAATAATGTTTTCGTTTTCTGGAATAGGATTAACAGTGCCATGGTATAGCGCTTTAAAAGTACGCTCTCTACCAAACTGATTTTTTAATATGATTGGTTGAAACTGTGGTCCATTAGGTTTAGGCATGACTATGTGTAAATGTAGAAATCAACAGTCCCATTTACGCAATGATTTATTGATACGACTGTCTGGGTCACGGGCTGTCTTGGCAGAGGTATTCTTCTTTTTCATACCTTCCATTCTTGCACAGAACGATTTGCGACGAGCAGCCGATTTAGGAGACTTCTTGGCTTGTTCTTTAGACACTGGTGGTTTGAGGTTGTGCCCTTCTTTTTTGGCAGAAGCACGACCTTTGGCATTTAATCCACCCTCTGGGTTCTTTCCTTCTTTGCGTTGCCAAGCAGGTGATTTAGCCATTATTTTTTCTTTTTCTTAGTTACAACAATTTTACGGTTTTTTTCTTTTACACTCATACCAGCGTCTTCTGTTTGACTTTTTAATTGAGAGTATTTTTCAGCAGCAGTTAACTTCTTAACCACTATTTTTTCTTTTTCTTTTTAAGAGCCTTAAAGTCTTCACCAGTAATCTTGTCGTGAGGAGCAGATGCTGATGCAATCTTTTTTTGTTTTGGCGATAATTTCTTTTTATCTTTCATAATTAACCTTTCTTCTTTGCTACTGCCATGTTGTCTACAAGGTTGGGGTATGGACGTCCTGCTTTTTTAGCACGGGCTTTTGCCTCAGCCTTTTCAGACGAATCAAGTTTCTCTGATTTCTTTTTAGGATTCTTTTTATCCCAAACTTTTTTTTCTTTTTTCTTAGTCATCTTCGTTCCAATCCATTCCCCAATCTTCAAGTGGTGGGGTTTTAGGTTCATCTTCAATTTCAGTTGACCCTGGAAATGCTTTTTTTACCTCATCCATAAGTTCATCGTCTGGAATGGGGTCCGTAGGTTTACGAGGACGTCGCTTTGGATTAAATTCTTCTGGTTTTCCTCTAGCCATTAGTTATCACTTTCTCCATCAAAGTATTGATTATATAGGTAAGCGGCATCTATTTCTCGTCGCCGTTCTTCAGAACTACTTCTAACTGGACCGTAAGACTTTGATTGACTGCTATATTGTCTTTGCTCTTCAAACGGGTCTCTAATGATACGAACAATTCTTCTTTTTGGATGATACCTAGTATCTTCTCCGTCAGCCATTATTAATTGCGGCGACCCCATTGGGCTGCAGGCATGTCAGCAATTTCAGAACGGTCAACCACGTTGTATTGAAGTTGAAGTTCATGTGCTCGTACTGCTGGAGATGTTGGGTCTACTTCTCCACCACGACTTGGTGTAAGGCTTTTAAATTTACCGTCTGTAGCACCAAGCACTAAATCTCGGTTCATTGAACGGGATTCGTTTACTGCCATAGTTTCTCCTGTATATCAGTTGTTACTAAAGTATATCTTAGTATTTGTCGTCGTCTCTATCGTGTTCAATCATTTCGTCTTTGCCATATACCCTGTCTGGAGTTTGCATCATTCTATGATAATCGTACATTTCTTGGGCGTATTGTTCTGCCCGCCTTATTTGTTCAGGGTCTTCGTCGTCGTCTATTTCTTCGTAAGGTTCTGGATAAACCGTTGTACCATCTGGGTATGTCATTGAACCTTCTTCCCAGCCCTCTGCAAGGTCGCGCTTACTAAGTTGCCTAAATGTTCCGTCTGGATTTTCTATCTGTTCATCAGATAACCCCATACGGTCTTTATTAGTTTTGGCACGATTATTTTCGTTAATCGGATTTCCGCGATGGTCAGTTGCCATTATTTTTTAGCACCTTTCTTTTTAGTATTTTTAGTTAATGCTACTGGAGGTGTTTTTGTGGCTTTAGAAACAGCCTTTTTTGCTTTTGTTTTAACTGTTTCTTTTCCTACTGACTCTGCTTTTGGGTCTTCTTTTGGGTCTTCTTTTGGTGCAGAAGCATTAGTAGGTTCCGCAGTAGTTTTTTCTTTTTTAGTCTTCGTTGGAACGGTTTTACGAGCATCAGTTTTGGTATCAGCGCTTGCTGTGGCTGAACCAGATGCACTAACGTCTGTTTTAGTGGTGCGGGTATTACTTCTACGACTAATATTGTCGCTGTCAATTCGGTTTCTACCAATGTTTAAAACTGGGCTACCCATTTTTTGACCATCCATGCTAGTAGTCATATCTCCTGTATCTCCACCACGGGCAGAATTACCGCCTGCGCCTCCGCGACCTGCGCCTCCAGCACCTCCTGGTCCTGAACCTGCACCAGCCTTTGCTCCTCCAGAGCCACCTTTACCAGCAGCACCAGCACCACCACGTGATGAGCCAGCCTTAGGACCAGTGGTAGTTGGAGTGTATCCTTGTGATTGGTCAATGTCTCCAAGGTTACTGTCTGAAGTTTTAGCACCCATTCCTGATGCTCCAATACGAGCACCTTGCATATCTGCACCACGGTAATCGGTTTTACCAATGCTCAAATCAAACTTGATGTCACCACCAGCAGTCATTCCACTGCCGCCGCCTTTAGTTGCGCCTGCGCCCATTCCACCAAAGGACGCCCTACGACTTTGCCTTTGTTGTGGTTGTTGACTTCCATAATCTGGACGACCAATATTTGCATTACCCATAGGCATTTTGCCTCCTGCTCTCGGTGCTTCTAATGTGGCTTCAGGTGCTCCTGGCGCCCATCCTTTGCTTCTGTGACCTTGACCTGCAAGGCTAGACTGTGCTTGTGGTGACTGAACATAGCCAGACTTCTTGGTTTTGTAATCGCCCCATGACATTTCTGCCACCGTTTGAAATGGATTAACTGGCATTTATACCCACAGACTTTGCATTGAATAACGACTAGAACCTTCAAAACTGTCATCAATAAAACCATTACGAAACATGACTGGCGCTCCTGAAACCCAAGAACGGTACGTCGGATTGTAACGTTGTAACGACAACACGTCCATTATACCTGATTCACGTTTAGCAAACCCGTTACGCTCTGGCATAAGTTGTTGAGGAACTACTGGTCTAATCTGGCGAATGGTTTCTGGGTCTGAAACTGCTGATTCCAGAGCGATGTCAACCAACATTTCTTGTCTGGAAGCCCAAGGTTTAGATGCCATATTATTCATTGCCTCCTTCTAAAGGTAGTTGAGGTTGGTTTGCTTGACCTTGCCGCCTTTGAACACTTGGTCTACGACGATATCGTTCAATGGCTGGATTTATAACTTGTTGAACATGGTCTTCTACAATTCTATTAATTGTATCTTCCGACGGTGGTTCGGGATGAAATGTTTCAAAACTTATATTAAGTTGATAATTTTTTGAAGGAAGACGTATGCCTTGTTCTAAATGTTGTTGTCGCAAATCAGAAACTCTATAACTTGCTTCTTGAAGTGGAGAATGATATGAGTTACTCAATGCTCTTCTAATAGCACTTTGGTGTCTTTGAGTAGTTCTAGAATAATTAACTCGTGGAACTTCCCAATGACCTTGAGTTGTTCTCCAAGCAATAGGTGTGCTATATGAAAAAACAGTATAGTCAGTTTCAACATTACGACGTCTTGGATTTAAATCGCTTGGCAATCTTCCTAGGGAATAAGGCGGTGATGCAATACCTGCAAAATTGTGCCTGCCACCACTACGACCACCAGCGCGTGCTGGGTTTCCTTGAGCCATTAATTCTGCAGCAGTGGGTGTGTTTGTAACTGGACCTACTTCAGAGGTGCGACTTCTTCTAGAAGTTCCCAAAATAGAAGCGGCGGCTCTAGAAGCGTTTCTGTTGTAAAATTGTCTTGCACTAGCCCTCTGTTCACGGTCAGTAAAAGTGGCTGCAGCACGCCTAACTTCAGGATTATGAGAGCGACTATCTAATTGGTACCAATATGCAGGTGAATCTACAGGGTAGTTAGATGGTCCTTCTTGTTGAAAACCTATATAGTCTCGCTCGTCTCTATCCGTGCCAAAATCAGTGCGCGTATCTGGGTCAAGGTCACTTTCTTCAAATTGGTGATAACGTCTTTCTGACGTACCCATTGCACTTCTTGGACCAGTTCCTTGTTGCACGTGTTGTTTTGATGCTGGAAACATTCTTTGCGCTTGGTTGAGAGTTAACTCATCGCTTGGAGAAATGTAATCAATAAAGTCTGGTCGTCTAGGTCTAACAACATCTTCATCAAAAGGATAATTGTGAAGTGCTGGTTCGTACATTCCAGAAAGTGTTTTTTCATCTTCTTCAACACCTGGAAATATCTTTTCTATCTCTGCTGTGTTTTTTGCTTTTTTTGCTTCACGAACGGCTTGACTGTCGTCTACTTCTCTTAACACAGCATCAATGTTTTTTAAAAATTCAGAACTTCTTCTTGGTGTATTACGGCGTGCTTGAGCGCCACGCATATCCCCAAGATTGCTTGGTGGTTCGTTTCTACCAGGCATTACTTAATCTTTGTCTTGGTCGTAAAACTGAGGTTCGTCTTTTTCTTGGTCGTACATTTCTACAGGTCTTTTAATGCCTTGCGGGGGTGTAGGGTCAGTGTCTTGACTAATCTCATCTTCCGAATCTGTAAACAGCACAGAAGTTCTTGGAAAACCTACGGAGTCCCCAATTTTATTAATTACTTTATCTAACCTGCTTTGACGGTCTACTCTACGAGAAGGGTGAGTAGACGTATCTACTCCTTTATCTTTTTTAATTGTAGAAGTTTTCCTTGCTCGGTATTCGTCAAGGTTATAAATTTTGGCTTGCATAGTTACCTCCATGCTGGTGCAAGAACTTTTAATTTTGCACGACGTTCTGGGTTATTGTAAGTTTCTGGTTTTTCTTGGTCACGTGGAATTCCGCGAGGAGCATAGTTACCATCACGCATCAAGCGAACTGGCTCAGCACCTGGAGGTGCAAACTTAAGACCCTGTTCTTGAAGTTGTAGTGCAGTCCATTTGTTGAACTCGTCAGGCCACAGATAATCTCCTGCGTTAATTCGTTCTCCTTTATGCACACCACGAGAGTATTGACGAGCATTCATTCTGCTCAATGTTCCAAGAACTTTGTCTTGCCTTCTGTTGGACGACATTGTTCCTAGGTATCCATCTGGATACTGTGCGTCTGGAGTGTTCCTGTAACCAGAAAGCATTTTGTCTTTGTTGCTGCGGAATACTGGAGCGTTTCCAAATGAAACAGATGTACCTACTCCAGGTGGTTCTGCAGGGCTATTCCAAGATGTAAAAGTATTTGCTGCCACTACGACATTCCACCTGCACTAGGTCCACCCATAAAACCACCTGCGGCACCACCAAATGGTGAAACGGGACGCACTTGTCCTTTCTTTCGGTAGTAACGAGTCTTGCTACGAGACCCTGGTTTGCGACGACCTTCAGACATATTTAAACTTGATTACCGTAAGCATCACTAGACATTTTTATTTGTCTTTGATTACTATTGAGCGCTTGTCCACGTGCATCATCAGGACTCATGCCACTTTTACGAGCGGTTTTGTAAGCACTTTTTACTTGATTCATTGTTGCGCCTTTAGGAGCATTGGAAGCATTTGTAACTTTATATTCTGCTTGACTTCCTAATTGAGATTGAGGAGTTTTACCAGCAGCAATGCTAGATTTTTCTTGCTCTGGAGTTATCGGTTGTGCATTGCGAGTTGCGGCAGAGTACCTTGCTACAACTCCTCCACCAGCCACATCACGACTTCCACGTTGTGCGTTAGTTTTTGCTGTAGCAGGAGAGCCGTATGCATTTCCTGCTCTGTCATGTGTTGCCATGCTTACCTCACTACGGGTTTAAATGATATTGCTGAGATGTTTTCACCGTTCTCTCCAATAATATCATCAAATCCAATGATGTAAACGAGGTCTAATCCTCTTGGTGCAACAAAACCACGAGCAATAGCACATGCTTTTACTGCTTGGTTTACAGCGCCAGCACCAATAGCGCGAATCTTTGGATACTGCCCTGCATTGACAGCACGAGCAATGATTGAGCCAACACTTTGTGGACTGCTACTTCCAGAGACTTTTAGAAAATCGTCAATGTTTGCGTTTAGTTCTTGAGACATAATACTCCTAGTTAATCAAATTGTTACATAACTAGGTTACTTGTAATTAGCCTCTCGTAGTAGTTCTACAAAGTCATCCAACCTCATCACAACATATGAGTCTCCGACTGCTTTTGACCCTTTTCCAGGACGTTTTACAATTAAAACTGGAAGGGCATTTTTTAAACGACGTGCCTGTTCAATTGTTGCGTTTAACCAACCACTTAAATCCCATTTCTTTTGGTTCTTACATTGTAAACAAGCGTTACGAAGTGTTGTTTCTTGCTGTATACCGTGTATATCACCAGTGTCATTTTCTCCTGCTAATACTGCTCTACGTGCTTCTGTAAAGTTTTTGGATATTAAGTAATCTTTAATCAGCGTTTCAAACGCCGTTCCTTTGGCTTTATGTTTATTGCCCATTTACAATCCACTTTGCTTGACTAAACCCTTTTACAGTTCCATCTCGTTCAATATAAACCCACGTTGGAGCATCTGGGTCGCAAACACAGCCAGTTATTTGACGTGGATTATGAAATAAAGTTTCGTTGCATTTTAAACACGTAACACTGATAGTTGTCACGGTTGATACCTAGCCAAACGCCTTTCTTGAGGAGCAACACTAATGCGACGACTCAACTCTCGTGACAGTATTTGAGCACCACGTTCACACCGCTCAAAGACTGACTCTACTAATTTTCTATAGGCTCGTGAATTAAGGTGTAACTCTTGAAGACTTACAACATTGTCATCGGTATCACGGCGAGCCTTAGCCAAAGTAACGGTATCGTTCTTATCCCCGCTCCATTGTAAAATCAAAGTTTTTGCTTCTATCAACTTAACGTCGTTAGCACAACGTTCTTCTGTAATTTCAGCAGTGACTAATTCTGTTTTAGAATATGTAATCCAAGCCATGAACTCAGAATAGTGTTCCATTAAATCAGCATCAGACAAATCGTCAAGATGTTTTGGAATCTCTGGTAAGTTTCCTTTCGGCCTGTCTGGAAGAGAAAACTTCTCCAGAAAGTTCTTCATTGCTTGGCTGTTTGTCAGTCTGTCGTCTATCAGCATCGTTCCTCCAACATGTTGTTTTGTATGGACATTGTTTACAAGTTTTATGGTCTTCTGTTGCCCAAGTAGGGCGGTCAATAATAGTACCTTGTTCTAGGTGTTGTTTGACAAGTTGTGCGGCGGCAAGAATATGTTCAATCAACGCTGGTTGATAAGTAACATCAAACTCTTTAATTGCTTGAGTTGGTTTCCATTCGTACAAAATAATGCCTTGATGTACACCTGTTGCATACATGTACAAATTAATCTGACGAAGGTGCGTGCTAAACGGTTGTCTTATCCTTTTCCACAACTCGTCCATGCTTATAGTTCCTGAGTCATACTCTTTGTACAAATCTATGTTTTCCATGCGAACGGTGCCAACACCTACGCTTTTAATTTCTAGTATGGCTTCGCCCATTGCATCTTCAATCAAACCATCTGCATTTCCTTTTATATGGCACTCTTCGTTAAAGATGTTTAGTTCTGATTGTTTCATCAATCCAGAACGCTCTAACCAACCTTGCCACTTTTCGTGAATGTCATGACCAGTTCTAAAGATGTTTAAGGTTTGAAACGAGTGTGATTTAACCTTGTCTGCTGGTTCTTTGTTTATTTCGTACATTGATGAACGTGGACACCAATCGCGTTTGCAAATTTGACTGGGGTGCAAGTAGTCCGTATCTCGTTCGCGAGTGTTCTCATTGTTTTCAAGTTCTACTTGAGCAGCAACAATGGGTAACAACCGACCTTTTGTTCTGAGATTCTTTTTAAGACTCTCTAAGTCTGCGCTAGTTAACTCAGCCATTTAACATACTCGTAAAATCATCTTCTGTTAAAATCACGTAACGCCTATTTTGTATCTCAAATTGTAGTAATGGAATTCTGTCTTCAAAGATAGCCCGTTGTTCTAACTCAATCAAGTCTTTTATCTTTACTGAATACTGTTTAAGATTGTCCGTAAACTTATTCTCAATAAGAAATTCGTGGCTTCGTACGTCGTTCTTTCGCATCCATCCAGACCCTGAACCTGCGTTCCTACTGCCCTTATAACGAGCAGCAGTTTTTTCTTCCTGTTTACGAGACTTCTTCAATCTTCGTTTATGTTCTCCATCTCCTCCAAGAATCATTGAGTGGGAACCCGAAGATTAAAGTGGTCAAAGGCTTCTTTCTTAAGTTTTTGTTGAAGGTCTAAATCCTCACGAATTGCCAATACCAGTGCGTCTTTGCCTTGCCATTTTTGAGTTCCATAAGAATAATATGGACCAGAACGAGTAATTAAACCAACAGCAATGCCAATGTTTACGACGTCTTTAATGACGTCAAACTCTCCTAAACGAAACCCACCAGCGCTTGTAAAATAAAAATCAACAACTGCGGTTTGTTGAGGTCGGTAAGTTTTGTTTTTGATTGTGCGAGCCTTTATTGTCTGACCAATGGCTTCTTCTTTTTCTTTAATCCATTCGTCTCGTTTAACTTCAACACGACTGAAGTAGTGAAAGTTTTTGGCTTTGCCACCAGGTGTGGTTCGGTTGTCTCCCCACATGACACCAATCTTCTCACGCCATTGGTTTATGACTAACCCAGTGCAAGGACGGTCTTCGTTAATAAGGGAACGGCGTTGAGCCTTTGATGATTTGCGAAAGAACTTGCCAGTTAAACGAGCACCCAAACCAACTGTAAACTCTTCCATCATTTTTTCTGATTCGTCTCCTGGAACCAGCGATGGCAACGAGTCAATGACAATCATGTCAACAGCGCGATTGTCCAATGCTTTAATAACCAAATCATAAACTTGTTCCATGATGTTGGTTTCTACAACCCACAAACGTTCTAGGTCAACTCCAATGGCTCGTGCGTATTGAGGAACATAAGTCTCAGCAGCAATCCACATAGCAACAAAGTCTGGATTAATTGCTTGATTAGCAGCAATAGTTTTATATGCAAGTGCTGTCTTTCCAGATGATTCCTCACCAATAATCTCTGACCATTGGTTTAAAGGCCATCCTCCACCAAGCATCAAGTCATAAGCAAGTATGCCAGTAGTTATGCGAGGCACTTCTTCTTTTATGTCTGAACCTTTAATCAGAACATCGTCGCCATACTTTTTTTGAATAGCGGAAACAATTGATGCCAATGATTCGTAATCTGTCATGTGATAATCCTTTATATTGCCCAATTTGATTGGTCTGCTTGTGAAAATTTACCGTTCCAACCACACTCAAAACAACGTGGGGCTGGTGCTGCTCCATTAACCATACTGTTAGAACCTTTTCCAACACGTGAAAATACATTTCGGCTTCCACATTCTGGACACCTCATGCTACCTTCACGTTGATGCGCTTCTCCTCCTTTCCACATTCTAATCGCTTGTCCAGTGGTTAACTGGGTGTTTGGAGGCAAATTATGTTGAACTGTTTGTGTTTCTACCGTTTGAACAGGACGATTGCTATACGTAACAGGATTTGGATATATCGGTTGTGGCGTTGGTTTCTCGCCTTTTAACTTTTTGTCCCACCAGTCACTCATCTTCTTCTACTTCCTGCCAATTTAATAATGCTTCTTCGTCTATGATAATAGAAAGATTTCCACTTTCTAACATTTTATTTAATAAAGAAACTCCGTATGCTACAAACAACGGGAGCACTTCTTCTTTAGGGTTTGAAAGTTTATCACTTTTCTCAAGAAAGTCTAGCACCCAATTGGCTGATTCTTCAATACTTTCTAAAACTCCTTGATTAACAAACAATGCCCATCTGCTGGCAACGTCGTATATTTCTGCTTGTTCCACGTCATTAGACGGATTAGAAAAGCCCATGAAGTTAGCAAACTCTTGCCCTTGACCTATTGACAGCATCAAGTAGAACAGTCGTTTATCAACTACGCTTTCTATATCGCTCATTCTTTTGCCTCTGCCCAACTCTTGGCAAATTGATGGGAAACCTTAATTGGCACTTTCTCTAAAACCATACCGTCTCCCATAGCGTTAATAAAAGGATTAAGAATATCAACCCTATCTGTTTCGTTTACCATTGCTACAAGTTCGTCATGAACCTGCACTAATAATTTTACACTGGTTCCGCTCATGGCTTTATGAACATCAACCATTGCTTGTTTACAAATGTCCGCGGCAGTTCCTTGAACTATCGCGTTAACAGCCTGTCTTTCAGCCCTAGACCGCAACTCATCATTGCTTGATGACAAATCTGGAAGCCTTCTCCTGCGTCCATATAAAGTAGATACATAACCGTCTTTTTTGGCTTTTGCAATAACTTGCCGTTTCCAAGCAGTCAATTCGTAAAAACTTTTATAATAATTATTTAATATCTCTTCTGCTTCATGTTTTGGAATGCCAGTAACTCGTGCAAGTTTTATAGAACCACCACCGTATGCGGTTAGAAAGTTAACACCTTTGCCTATCTGTCGTTCTTCAGAAGTAACGTTCTCTGGTTTTTTCTTAAAGACAGCCGATGCAGTAGCGGTGTGAATGTCTTCGTCATTGGCAAAGACATGCAACAAACGTTTGTCTTGGCTGAACATAGCCATAACTCTCAATTCAATTTGGTCGTAGTCAGCAACTAATAAAACGTTTGGGTCTAAGGCAACAAACAACTTTCTAATGTTTGATGTTCTTGGAATGTTTTGAAGGTTTGGATTAGAAGAAGATAGTCGCCCAGTAGCGGTTCTATGTAAATGAAAAGATGGGTGAAGTTTATTTTTATATAGTTTTGGTATCAATCCGTTTACGTAAGTTGATTTTAACTTCTGTAGTTCTGCCCATTTTAGTAACTGGGCTACAACTTCGTGTTTATGTTGAAGACTCTTTAAAGATTCTTCGTCAACAGACGGTGCTCCTTTTCCAGTCTTCTTATATGGTTTAAGTCCCAGTCCACCTTCTGATTTTTTATTAAACAAAAATGTTTGTTTATGTTTATTAGAATCAGGGTTAAAACCAACTGGTGCATACTTTAAAATGTTGTCATGCACTTCTTTTAACTCTTGGTCTAAGTCTTTTTCTAGAACTGTTAAGTTGTTAACGTCAACTGGAATGCCTTGATTTTCCATTTCCATTAACACTTCTAAAACTTGACTATCTAAAGTCATGGCTTTGCGAAGGTCAGCGTAGGCGTTTACCTTCTTTAACAAGCGTGTATACAGCATCCAAGTCCAACGAGCGTCACGATGCACGTACAATGAGGCGTCGTCAATAGTTACCTTGCTTATACTTTTGCCAAGTTTTCCACCACGTTCATATGCTTTATGACCGTTGTAATTATTTTCAATGATTGTTTCAAGTGAGTAGTTGGTTAAGTTCTCGTTAACCAAATGTTGTAAAAGCATTGTGTCAACATAAGGTCCTGGTGGTATAGCACCGTAGTACTTTGAAATAGACCGTGCATCAAACTTAACGTTTTGACCAACTTTAATTAGGTCGCTAAAAAACAAAGGCTTTAAACGTTCAAAGACAACGCTTCGTGATAATTGTTTTATTGGCTCAGCATAAACAGCGGGCTTTATGTATCTAGCCTTTGCCATGGACTCTTGACCATTTTTTAACTTTTTACGATAGCCAACAGGTGGTACTGTGCTTCCATCTCCCACCTCTTCTGCTTCTAGCAACGGACCAACTTTGTGACCCATTGGTATTGCCCATGAGTGACCTTTAGTTGCAATTCCAATCCAAAACACTTCATTGCGTAAAGGATTTACTGCTATCTCTTTAAGGTATTCTTCTACCAAATTATCATGTGCTCTTTGAATAATGTCAGGGCTTTTGCTTTTTAAACCCTTAACATGTTCTTGAAAATCTTTTTCTAAGTGTTGTAATAGGTCGGGGTGATGCTCAAGCACTGACTGTGTTTCAACGTCAAAAGCAAACGCCCCAACCTCATTAACAACGCTAATAAGTTCATCAAGTTCTTCTAAGGTTGTGATAATGGGAGGTTTTACGCTCCCCATTATCTACTTCCCTAAATCTTCTGATGCAACTGAAAGAAGGTCTGCGTAGGTAGGAACCTTCATGATGCTTGCGTCATAACGGTCTTCACGCAATGACGACATGAAAGTTTCGTCAATCTCTTCCATCTTCCATTCTTCTTGTAGGTCGCGAGCACGAATAGCCTGCAAATTGTATGCAGTTGTAGCGCCCTTACCTGTGCGACTTACAGCCCAATAGTGTTTGGTCAATGGACCAGTTTGAGGTGCTTTGTTCAAATTGCGAAGTTGGTCAACAACTCGTGGTCCTACTTCAAATGAACGAACTACTGGTTTGGCTCCTACAGCCAACAATGCAACGTTAAACGCAATGCGTTGTGACGGACGATTACCTGTCTCACACAGTGGGCATCCACGCTCTTCAAGGTCACGCAAGCAGATAAAGGATTTCTGACCTTCACGCTCTACCCAGTGTTGGTGCCATGCTGCAAATGGTTCGTCGTCCAAAAACTTGATTACTTGAACGTCCTCAGAAACTTTCAAACGCTGTGCGTACTGAGAGTCTGCGCTTTTCAAAACATCAACTTGTTGCCAACCACCGCGAAGTAGTTTGCGAGTTGATTCTTCTGGAGCAGGTGTGTCCTGCTCTGTATTCGGTGTTAATTCTACTACGTCATAATTTCTTGGCATTGTATTTTTCCTTTGTGTGTTTATTGGGGCCAATTATCTTTGATATGTTTTCTAAAACCGTTCCAATCTCCGTGATTAATCTCACGTACTTTAAAACGGTCCATTGCTTCAAAAAGAAACTCTACCTGTTCTAAACTGTAAAGCCTCCTACCTTGTGAAGTTTTCTCTGGAATTTGTTGCTTCACAGGTTTTGGTGTTCGGTACTTGGCTTTGGGAAGCCAACCACGATGCTCCCAAACTCGCAACGTGGAAGGACGTTTACCTATTGCTTTGGCTAAGTCGCCAATGGTAAACATCACTACCTCTTGACCGTTGATTATATACTTCTTGGGCTTTGCCCCGTTGTATCTATCATCGGCAATTGCTTTTACCTTTTTACCCCTGTTTTTTGGTGTGCGACCACCAGGGTAATCAGGCAAATCATTAAAAAAATCTAACGGGTCTTTCACGCTTTAAATGCCCAAGTTTCTTTTTCTGTGTAGAAAGTTTGAACTGTCGTGAGAAGTGCTTTGTCTTCCCATGCTAATTGTAAAAGTTTGTCTTCGCTAAGTCGTTCAATAACTTCTTTTACGTTGTCCCACAATCCTTGCTCACGTGCCCACTCTTCCGCTTGCGTTGCGTTGAATGATTTGCTAACACGACGTTCACGTTTTAATTCGTGTCCACCAATGTTCAACCAAATGTGACCGCTGTCGTCTGGAGTTCCATGTTGTTCAACAACGGTGCTTAGTTCTTTTTTAATCTTGTCAACCCTTGTTTCTAACTGAGACAACAGTTTTTTTTGTGATACAAAGTCTTCTACAAGTTTTGTTAAGTATTGTTCGTCATATTCTTTTTCCATGTCACACCTCCGAGTGTTGTAGGAATTCTGTTAATGAATTAAGTGTCAACTCAAATCTACCTTGTGTATCGTAACCTTTGTCAATAAACGCTTCGTTAATTCCTCTCTTTTGTTGAAGCATTTCATACTGCCTTTCTTCAATACTCCCTTTCATTACGAATGATGCAATTGTAACGTGAGGGTGTTGTGAAGATAGTCGTATAATTCTTGCCTCTCGTTGGTCTAATTTACCAGCAGACCACGGAAGGTCATAAGATATTAGGTAATTGGCTTGGGGTAAGTCAACACCATAACCACCTGCATCTGAAGACAAAAACAAACGTGTGTTTGGGTCTTTAATAAACTTTTGTTTAGCGGCATCTTTTTCAGTTGAATTCATATCCCCAGTAAACAAAACTGATTTGGTAATGCTTTTAGTATTCTCAGACAATAGTTTAAGATTTTTTTTAAAAAATGAAAACAATACAATTTTATTGTTTGGGTCTTCTTGTAGTATCTCCGTCATATAATCAATAACGGCATCCATTTTTGGAGTTTTAAGATTGCCGTTAACCCAACCATTGTCCATAACTTCTTTAGCGTATTTACTTCCCACATCCCCGTCTGCCCTAACAAACTCTTCTGCCGAGAACAAAACTAATTCTGGGTTGTCGCAAAGCATACGCAGAATAGTTAACCGCGACATGATTTGACCCTGCGCTTCATTTGCTGCTGGATTTCCATGATAGTGAGACCATAAATCAAAGCCTTTGCCATGAGTGTTCAGCGCCTGTTGTATCTGTTTAAGCAAATCATTGGCAATATTTTTATATGCCAATGCTCCCAACTCATCAAACTGAACTGGTATAACTGTTGATATAACTTCGGGCAATTGGTCTTGAATATCTTTTCTATTCTTACGAACCATTGCTAGTTCCATTGATTTATTAAGTACGTTTAGATTTCTATAACGTGTTGGTCTGCCAAACTTGTCGCGAACAATAAAGGTTTTATCAAACCAATCAAACCTTCCCAACACAGTTTCATCTACAAATTCCATAATAGAAAACAATTCTTCTGGTTTGTTTTCAATTGGTTGACCAGTTAAGGCAAAACGATATTGACATTTTTTACCAAGTTTTTTAAGAAGCCTTGAACGTTTAGCACGCGGTGATTTAATCATTGTTGCTTCATCTATAACCATTGCTTCAAACCGCAGTGAGTTAAACATGTGCTGGTCGTTTAACAAAGTTTCAGGATTGACTATGACGTACCTTGCTCGTATTGCGGAACGCCATAATGTTTCTCGTATTTTTGCATTGCCATCAATTACTACTGCTCGTGAGTTTGTAAACTTTGTAATTTCTCTCAGCCATTGATACTTTAAAGATGCGGGAACAATAATGATTGCCCTTGTGATTTCTTGTTGTTCAAACAATGTTTCAAGAGAGTTGATAGTGATTACAGTTTTGCCACCACCCATGACTACCGCTAAAAGCATCTTGCCCCTGTCAACCATTTTTTCACGGGCTTCTTCTTGAAATGGGTATAACGTTCCCTTAAACATTTACCCACCAAGGAAGAACAGTTGCTTTTGTTATGGCAATACCAATTTCTTCGTCTGACATTTCACCCAAGTCTTTTGCTTTAGTGTGACCGTAGTAAAGCCATTTAATACCTTCACGAAAAGTAGGAAGGTGCTTAAACAACTTTTTACCTACCGTCATTCCAGCCTCGTCATTGTCTAACGCCACAATTAAATAATCACAAACATTGCTTAATAGTTCTATTTGTTTTTTACTGACCTGTACTCCAAAACTGGCTAAACATTGTACTCCTGAATATGCTGAAGCAACCCTAACTACGTCTAGTGGGGACTCTACTAAAATTGCTGTTCGTATATTAAAACGGTCAATACCAAACAAAGTTTCTGATTTAGAAACACCTACAGGTTGATTGAGAACTCCCTTTGGTGACTTCTCTTGCCATCCCATCAAATCTCCTGATGCAGAAATGATTGGAATAATCCACGCTTGTTTTGACGTATCCCATCGGATACCAAACCTTTCGGCAACTACCGCTTTGATATTACGTTCTAACAACTTCTCGTATGGAGGGTTGTCAAAAGACATATACATTTCCCAGTCCACATCTGATTTAACCTTTTCCAACTTAGGACGTGTTAGTTGCTCCATTCCAGAGTTCATTAACAAGTTGTATATTGTGGATACGGATTCGTAACTTCCAGTAACTTCGGCAATCAACTGCGGTAAGTTTCCACGAGACCCACATGAATGGCAAATCCACAATCCTGTAGAAGCGTTCATTGACCATGATGGAGACCTGTCTAATTTCCCAGTTCGTTTTGCATGTACTGGACAACAGCCAATGATTTCATTGCCAGACTCACGGCGAACATCAACGCCTATTGCGTCAAGGACGTCACGAAAATTAGTAATACCAGTTGTCATTGCTATCGTTAGTGTCATCTTCTACCTCTGAAAAGTCCATGTTGTTCCAATCCCAATTAATCCTTACTTCGCCTTTTGGTGCTGTACGTGCAAGCACCACTCTCAAGATTGCTTGGTTTTCAATATCAGGGTCTGACTCTACGCCAACCACTAGGTCAGAGTCTTGAGCAAAAGACGATGTATACCCAATGGCTTCAGCAGTAATCTGCCTGCTTTTTCGGTTTCCAATCTTCCAACTCAACACTTGAGTTGTACCGACAATAGGAATATCAAATCGTTGAGCCAAGCGCTTTAACGACCTAGTGATATTGGTGAGTGCTTGTGGAGAACCTTTTGGCTCACCTTGTTCGTCATCCATCAAATATACACCGTCAACTACTAACAAATCAGGTTTGTGTTGCTGTACTTTTCCTGCAATTGCACTGACTGTGGTCAAAGACGAAATGTCTTCAGACAAAATAAATGGGTGCATGTTCTTTCGCACTGACACTGCTTTTCTAATGCGTTCAATTTCGGCATTGGTTAAGTCTCCTCGCATTATTTTTGTGTGCGATATTCCAGCAATAAGAGCGTCGTATCGTGCTGATTGTTCTTCTGCACTCATTTCAAACGAGATGTATAGCGGAACCTTACCGTGAGTGTGTACGGCGTTTGCCATAATCAAGGTAATCAAAGATTTGCCCTTCTTTGCCTCACCAACAAAAGTAATCAACTGCTGTGGTCGTAACCCAGATGTAATCCTGTCCAATCCACCAAATCCAGTTGGTATTCCACGGATGGCGTTAGGTGTATCTTTCATCAATTGGTAACGTTGTACTCGCTGCTCCCAAGTTTCAATGAGGTTGATGTCGCGTAACCTGGCAACATCGGCTGAAGCGGTCTGTAAGCCCTCTGTAAGCGCGTGTAACGCTTCTGAAGTCAAATTGTTGTTCAGCATAGGGACCGCTGTTGCAAGCGTTTCTACAAGTTTCTGGTGACGGTATGACTCAAGCATTTCCTCAATTAGGTTGGAGAATTGCTCACGGGAAGAGTCCACCAAAGAGACATTGGCATGTTCTTGACTAAATGCTCTTTCAGAAGGAACGGCGTTGTGTTCTCGCCAATAGGTAACAACCCATTCCCAAACATTTGACCAATGCGCTGAGAAGTGCTGTGGTTTAACCCCTGCTTCAATTACGGGCAAGATTTCGTTGTCAGTGATTACCTTGCTAATTAGTAAGTGCTCTGAACTTGACATTAATTAATCCACGCTTTCTTTGTGTCCACTACGTGAGAACGTATCCCAATGATAGATGCTTGCTCTTGCGTTTCAACATATATTGTCCTAACTGAACGTTGAAACTTTAAATCGTATGCTAGTTCTTCCACCGAGGGGTAATACATTACACCCACCGAGATACCTTTCCTCAGCAACCAATCATTAATTGCGTCAACTGCATCGTTGTCTATAAAAGTATAAACATCTGTTGCTATACCCAATCGGCTGTAACTATCTATCATTGCTTTTAACGGCAACTCACATGGTTTGGATAAAGACAAATACTTTTTCCAATTACCTCGTTGTTTATGAAAATTAGCAATAAGGCTGTCCGACAGTTGTGTCAGAACTCCTTCAAAAACTACGCCTTGTCCTTTTTGCCAGTACTCACCAATGTCATTTCCCTGCATTGCGTTGGTCCGTTCCCGATACAGGAACAAGCCGACACGCCGATTGCAAAATAGAAACAAAGCGTTCTCCGTAACGCAAAGATAACTTTTTAGGGTTGTATAGGCTTGTAATAATTGTTGGAAGATTATTGTTAATTCTTTGATTTAATAAATTGGTGATTGAACGGCGTGTAAAGTCTGTGTCGTTTTCGTCTCCTAGTCCGTCAAGAACAACTACGTCATAAACTGCTCGTAAGTATTTTGATGTGTATGGAGATTCATACTCTTCTGGAAGAGTGCCTTCGTTGTTTAGTTCGTCATACATCATTTCCATGTATGTCGTGGTTGGTATGTAGTAACCACTAATTTGAACTTTGGCAACTACTTCTTTTAACAAACCAATGGCAAGATGTGTTTTACCTACACCAGTGCCACCAAACAAATACAAACCAGTTCCAGTGGCGATGTTTTCTTCTGCATTTTTTAACCAAGTCATAACCGCATAGTAAACATCTTGGTCTCCAGTTGACTTGTCGTATGACTCCAATGTCATTGATTCAAATCGCCGTGGAACTCGTAAGTTACTTAATCTTTCTTCAATCGGCCTGTTACGCCAGTAACGAGCACCTTTCCATCCTGTTGTCATAGTGTGTCCTTTATGTGTAGTGGGTCGCTAGGTAAAATATACATTGGTGCTGTGCACGCATCAACTTTATAATGCGTAAGGTACGAATGTTTGTCTAAGTATATGCTCCCGCACAAAGAACAAACATACATTTCAATTTCTTCTTCTTCTTGTTTAACAGTGTTTACTTTAAAAATAATGTTAAATGCTTTTATGAAAAACCACCATTTTTTCATTTCCACTCCGACACGTCGGAATCGGAAGAGTTCGCTGTCACCCACTGAAGTAAATCGTCTCGTCGTTTAATAAATGCTGCCCATGTAGCCACGTCTTTTGGCAATGGTTTTTGTTTAATTTCATAAAAGAACCTGTCAATCATGTTGTACATGTCAACGTAGGAAACCCCACTGTCGCGCAAAGTCTTAAATGTTTTGGACAAAGCCAAAGCGTTTACTTCAAAGTTCATTGGGTACTCTATGGATTTGTTGAAGTGGTAAACCAAAGCCATAGTTGTGTTTTTTGTTTTTGTGGACATTTTAGTAATCATCGGTTTCTCCTCATCTGAGCCTAGAGCCTTTCCCCAGTCGTCGTTCATTTTGGCAATAGCGTTTCGTCTATAACGTAACCATTAGTAATGTCGTCCTTTTTTTTCTCCTTCTTGAAAGAGAGATTCTTGTTATGGTTATTCTTGTTTATTGTTATTCTTGATTGGGTGTCACTGGGGACACTAGGGGTGGTGTCAGGCGTGTCACTACCAGTGGTGTCAGTGAGGACACTAGGTGGTGTCTGTGCAGACACTAGGGTAGATGGATTGTTGAAGTTTACGATGTACTTATTGCTGATGTTTCCATGCTTGCCCAAACGGTTTTTACGAATAAGGACACCAGCAGAAACCAAGCGGTTGACAGAACGAATGATGGTTCTGCGCGAATAGCCAGTCAATTTGGCTACGTGTCCATACGAAGTTGTTAGTTCTTGGGTATCAGCATCCATGTAAAGTAATACAGTTAATAATACTACTTTACTGATTGAGTCATTGCCAAGATATTGAAGTACCCAACGTGGGAAGGGTAGAAACGGTCCTGAAAACTTACTTTTTGCCATCGTGTTATTCCTCGTCCTATTTGATAAACTGATTTCAGCGTCCTTGTCCGAACGCTGAGCAGGGTGTGGGCTGGAGGTTTTTCTACCTCCTTTCCGCCTCCAGTCCCCCTGCGTAATTACGTTAAGTCGTTGATTATTTGTTGTGCTACTTGTTCTGTAACTTTAAATACTTTTGGATATTCTAGTGGGGCTAACTTTCCAGTAATAACTACCACTGTTGCTGTCATTTCTTCTATCAATGCTTCAATCATTTCTTCTTTTGATTTAAGTTTATTATCTGGCACACCATGTGCTGCTGCTTGTTGTTTTAGCGAAGCCAACGGCATTTCTTCATACTCTTCACGAGTAACTGGTTTAAGAGAATCAACAGTGTCGTTTACTTCTTTTTTGTTGTCAACAATTAAGAATGGAGTAAGACCTTGTGTTAAGTCAAGAACACGTAATCCGCTATCAATTAATTTGGTTACGTCTTTCTCGGACTCCACTTCATCTTTGTCGTTCCATAAGTAAAGAACAGTGGCTTTTATATTTCGCGCCACGTCAATCATCTCATCTATAGTTGACTCAACTGCTTTAGTTGCTTCGTTAGTCAACATTGCTGGTGCTGTGTTATTGTGATACGCAATGTACGATGCTTTGTTATCTAACAACCAATCGTAGACTCGGCACACTCCTTCCAAATTTGTTCGGTATGTATAAATGTGATACATACTGTCCTTTGGCAAATCAAATAAACAATCTTCTATGATGTTTTCAGAGGTGTTGCCTACTCCAAGTATTACAAACTGATTCATGTTGTTCTCCTTTTAACGTAACGATTTTGTTCTTGCCATATCTCCCATGAGTGTAATCATGCGAATTAGGCTGTGCACTATACCAGCGATTGTTGCAACTACAAGTCCATGCAACCAAATAATTTCGGTCCATAAGATTAGAACTGCTGCATATGACATAACCAATGTCGCAACAACTTTAACCCAAGGCATTGGTTCCTTTGTCAAAAATAAATCTAAAATTTGTACAACTTTGTAAACGGCTAGTGCTGCAAGTAATAGTTCCATTAGTCTCCTGGGATAGTGTTCCATTCAATAGTGTAATTGCCAATCATGTTAACAGGTATCAAAGTGTCTTCAACAACACGTTCTACCGCGTTTGTAACTCTCGCATAATCAAGAGTGTAATACGAAAAGTTTTCATTGTCTTCACCGCCGTTTGGACCCCATCGGTAGTCTGCAACACCAACAATGCTTGGTTGGTTTGCCTGTTGAATAAAACCACCATAGATGTCATCTCCATCAAAATAACGTCCTACGGCATTAGGTTCAACCAACCATTTAGAGACAATGATAGAGTCACCTGGGTCTGCAAAGAATACTAATGCTGGAACTACAGCCTTTTCAACGTTGTCAATGTCTGGAGATTCTGGATGTTGCAAACTAAAGCGACCAGCGGTTGCCAAACCAGGCGCACTGGCGTTGTAATAAGCAGTGTTTCCATATAAAAATATGTCTTGATTTGCGGCGCTTTCAGTATTCCATGAATCATAAAACAATGCTTCACCAATAGAGTCTGGTGGGTCAATTTCTATAAAACTATTAATGTTATCGTTAGTTATAAAACGAAGGTTAACAAAAGATGCTCCTGAAAGATTGCAGTTAAAAGAACTGTAATAAGTAACATCATTTCGGTAATAAAAAGGTTTTCTTCCGTATACAACAACTACTTGAGGACCAGTTGCATCATTTGGAATTTCAATTTTAATACCATCTCCGTTTGCATAAACAACAGAAACCGAAGCACCCGCTGTTTCTTCACCGTCATAAATAACTGTGTTAATAACAGGAACAGAAGCGCTTCCAGAAAAAGCACTTCCATACGTGTAAACACCCCAACCCACAGAAGCCGCAGTATCAGTTGTTAAAGTCGTTGTGTATTCTGCTAACTCTCCTACAGACAAAGGGTTTGAGTTGTAGTTTCTGATTGCATCATCATTTGCGTCTGGGTTACGTAAGGCAGAACCACCACTCTCACTACGAAGTGTAAAAGGTGTTCTATCAAGTACAGACGGGTTTCCTAAATAAAAAGAAATATCTTGTTGCCTAAATTTAGGGTCTGATAAAAGGTTTACTCGTTGCGAATACACATAAAAAGTATTTGTATCTGAATCAAAACGAGATTGACAACCAGACATTGCAGAGATAAAAGAAGTTGTTCCGCCAATCGTTCCTTTGCGTTGGCGAAGGTTAAAAATATTTAAAAGGACGCTTCTAAGCCTGGATGTCCCAACGTCCAATGAAGTTACTGGCACTCCTAATTGTTTGGCAATGGCATCAAGGGTTGCAGTTGGAGAAGTAACAGGGTCATTTATAGTTATTAAACTGTCAATTAAACTTCGTGTTTTATCAAGTTCCCAACCAAACAACGACAAGTATTTTTTAAGGTGACCTTTTCCTTCGGCGTAGTCAGCAGCCCTGTAGTACTCTGGAATTCGTTTCCAAAGGTCTTCAATTGATTGGTAATATTTTGGCAATTGAACTGTTACTGTTGCAGCACGCTCAAACCATTCTGTTGAGCCATCTGAGTATTTAATAAAAAAACCGTAGTACAACCAAGTCCCAGGTTTGTATAAAGCACTAACGTGACGAAAAGTGTTTACAAAAGATGAACTATTACAAGTAAATATTGTTGTGCCATCTTCAACTGTAAGAGGTTCTCCGTATTGATTAACTATTAAATGTATTTCAGTTGGTGAAACGGTTGCTGGAGAAGAAACCAACGCTTCAGTCAATGTCCATTCTGTTAACACGTCGTATTCATAAACGGTGTATTGACCGCCTGGTCGTCCTGCATCTATTACAATTTGTTCTTCAACGTTCATTACCGTTGCACTAAACGACGAGAACCCAGATGAATCTGTTGGGGTTACATATGAGTCACTACGAAGTGCCGAGTCTAGTCGGCTTTCTTCGCGAACATATGAACCAACATCATCGGTTCGGCGTAACCGAAAAGATATTAAAGCCATTTAACCAGTAACTCCACCAACGGTTGTAAGTGTGTAGGTTCCCTTTTTTAACAAGCCATATGCACCAGACGTTACGGTTTCAGTGCTTGGTAAAGAAAGGGTTACATAATCAACACCAGGAACATCAAGAATTGTTCTGTATATTTGGCCTTTTGACAAAGTTTGGTTAAAGAAAACATTTTCAAATTCAAACAACGTGTCCAAGGCCGTTTCAACAGATTCAGCAACTTTACTTGCAATATATCCTGGCAATACGTTTACGGTGGCAGTTACGTTGACTGCTGTTAAGTTAATTGCACTAGCCGCCGTTACGCTTGCCCCAATCATTTGACGAGGTTCGTAATACTCAATAATGTTGGTTTGTAAAGTAGCGTTAACAGGCAATGTTGAAGACGAGTATGTTAAGTAATCTTCCGTAAATGGCGCAGCATAAATAGTAACTGTTCCACTTGAATAAGAAGCAGTGCCTTTAGCAACACCAGCAACTTGTAAAACAAGCGCCTTATAATCACTTAAAGATACAGCACGGTCTTGTGTTGCAAAAGAGTTTGGTATGTTATTTCGCAACGATTCAATTGATTCAACGTTTGCTCCACCAACAGCAGCACTAGACAAAATTTCAGAAATATAAATACTTGGAGAGTTTTGAATTTGTGTGATTGAATTTGCCGAAAGGTTGCCACGAGAACCAACACCTTTGCGATAATTTACAATTATGTTTTGTCCAGTATTTGGAATCTTACCGTTAATACCATTTCCAAAAACAATTTCAGTTTCATTAGATGCTGTTGATAATAACGTAAACACTCGGTCATTTGCGGTTGAGTCAAGAAGTTTGTTAACAAATTGATATTCAACATTAGAAGGAACACCGTCAACTACTACACCTTCTTGTACATACACCACTACACTGTCACCAATCACTCCGTTATAAAACAATGAAAAACGTTGATTTGCAGCACCGTTTGAAGTGCCTACAGTTTCATCATTAACTTGTAAACCTTCAACAACTGAAATAATAGCGTTTGCAGAAGCAGAAGCAGAAGCACTTTCCGTTGAAGTAAAATAAACAATTGGTCGTTCAGAAGTTGCAGGAGCAACAAACGTAGTACCTACTGGTATTGTTACAACGTCTCCTGCAGGAATGTTTGCACCAACAACAGTTACAGTTGCAGTTGATGACTTTTGAAGTTGTGGGTTGTAATCAAACAAACTGGCAAGAGCCAACAACGACTCTCGTTGTGTTGCCGTAGTGATAAATGCCTCACCAGCAGCGCGGTCAATGTAATAGTGTAGTACGTCAGCAAAGTACGACCAAAGGTCAACAAACAAAACTCCAAAATCAGACGAGTTTCTTGCAGTCCATTCAGGAACTATCTCTGACGCACGAGACAACAAGTCAGCGCGAATAGAATCATAATCGCGATTAGAATAATCAATAGTTGCCATTAGATATCGCTTTCTTCATTAAATGTGTTTGTTACTATTAATTTTACAGTAGATATTGTTCTAGGTGCTACGGCGTAACGAACCAGCACGGTAGCCACGTTTTCCTCATAAAATGTAGTATTTTCGTTGTCCACTACAGCCATGTCTAATACTTTTCCAAAAGACAGGTTTGAATTAACGTCACTGATAGCGTCTAGTTTATAATCAGCCAAAACTAAAGGGTCGTTAATTTCAAAAGACAGTTGAGGTAAACTACCGCCATATTGTTGGTTCATTACCCTTTCTCCAGTAATTGTCATAAAATAATTAATAATTTCTTGTTTAACGATAGTATCTACGTTAGTTGTAGAAGATACGCTGCCCTCTTCAAAACTAAAAGGTATTCTAATAGACCTCATGATAATGCCTCCAAAATAGATGCCACTTGTGCTTCTAATGTGGCAATTCGTTCTTTAAGTTTAGACGTCCCATCACTTTGAATCCAAAATACATTTGTAAAAGTACTATCATCTGTACCAACAATAATTTGGTCTCCAACAAAAGGAACAGACCAACCGTTTAAATCAGGTTGTCTTCCAATTAATGAAATAGCCACTTCTGACGAGCCTAACACAGCAGGTATACGAACTCTTATTTCCCCACTACTACTGTTGGAATAAGTTACTACTGCTCGGTGTGGTCCTCCAGACACGACAGTATGAATGCCTTTAATTGTATACATTTACATACTCTGATTTCATAACCCATTTGTTTTTAATCAATGTTGGTAAAGGCGCTTGTTGGTAACGTTGAACAATTGGGAACTTTGGAAGAATGTCGTACGTTCCATCTTTTTCTAATTTTAAAGATGATAATAAGTTATCAGTTGACAATGTATGTGTTACAGAGTTAACGTACCAATATCCATCAAAGTCTCCACCATAGCCTTCAACTTTTACTACACCACCTGGAACAATAGATGGGTCTCCGTATACTAAAGCATCTGCCATATACGGATACGCTTTTTTAATTTTAGATTCAATGTAACGAGATGCTTTTTCAAAAGAATCAACACTAATTGTTAACTTGTTATAAAACCTACTTTCTGGAGGAGTTCCAAAACTGTTTAATCCGTTTAGTTGAGAACTGTCAACAGTAACAAATACACCACGTTCATCAATGTATGAAACGGTCTTGTCACCAGATTGTTGAGAAACGTCAGCAGTTCCAAGAGTTGATTCTAAACTAATAATATCTCCTGGAAGAGGGCTATAGTTTTCTCTTTTAATTTTTATTCCGCGCAACACGGTATATGACGATTGACGCGCTAATGATTTGTTTTTATCCCAAATATGTATATGAGAATTAGTAAGTGTTATTGTGTACCCTAATTGGTCGCATGCTTTTACAAGCAATTTCCACAAAGATTCTTCTGACTGAACAAGGCGTTTAAACACGTAGTTATCTACGGGCATTGAATAACCTAATCTAAAATCATTGGCAATATCGGAAACGATATTTTCTAAAGTAACGTTTTCCCAAACTAAAGTGTTGTTGCTACGAAGCAGGTGTGATGAACCAAGGCAAATAAGTTTAATAATTTGAAACGGACTATTATTAACTGTTCCTTCATTTGTAGAAGAAGTTCCTTCAACTTGAGTTACATAACCATAAAAAGAAAACGATTTACCACCATTAATTGTTACGGACATGGTTATAGGTCGGTCTACGTACAAAGAAACATACGTAGAAGGAACACCTACAAGTTCAACAGAAAGGTAATCGTGTTGGTTTTCAACAAAAGATGTTTGAACACGTTGAACAGTTTGTTTGTTAAAGGGAACACCGTCTATGGCAATATTCCAAATGATGCCAAGAGGCGAAAGATTAGTGGTAATCATGCTAACGGTATGCGAACAAGTGTTCCAACAGGAATTAAATCAGGAAAACGAATTTGTGGATTCTGGTCAGCAATGTACCAATATAGTTTTTCATTGTACAAATATTTTCCTGCAAGAGAAGCAAATGATTCATTTGACTCAGTTACGTGAGTAAAATATGGTTGAGATTTTGTAGTAACACGTTTTGCTATGGCTCGTGCTTCTGTATTATTATCATTATAATATGTAGAAAAATAACGAGACGATTTAGAGTTAAGCATTAGTTAACCTACTTTAATTCTTTTCCTGTTGGTTTTTTTAAATTAAAAACATATTTTTTAACTAAATCAAAATTGTTGTTAACTCCTGAAACAACATCATAAAAAAATGGGTCGGTTCCGTTGTAATACAAATCTTGATTAATTTCGTGTTTAGCCGTGGACCCATCTGATAAAGTTTTTTGAAATGTAATATTTAATATTAATTTGCAACGAGACGTATGATTAATTGTTTGTTTAACACTAGTTATGTCTACTGGGTCAAGATTAAAAGTGTTTTTAAAAACATAAAATTTTACACCGTTTACAGTGGTTTCAGCAAGAAATCCCATTTCTTTATCTGTAATTTTAGTCCAAGTTCCACCGCCAGTAATTACTGCTGATTTATTTTGACTAGTGTTTGTATCTATAATGCTTGATGTGAGCGAAGATGAAACTGTGTTAAATGAAGCATCTGTTGTTGTTACATATAAAGTTATTGGAAGTGCTGTTTTACCAAAACTACTTAAAACAGTGTTCCCTACATAAGAACCCGCTGTGTTTTTCATTATTCCTAAAGAATTGTTGCTTGCAGCAAAAGCATTAAACCATTGAGGAAGTGTTACAAACCTATTCGCAGCAGTGCTACCATTCCCTGCATAATATATAGAAGCATTTTCTAAATAAACACCAGTATTTGTTGCTTGAAACACTTTCATACCAATAGAGTTTGTAGCGGGAACAGTTAATGCGTTACCAGGGGCTACAGCATTTATTCCAACGTTTAATTTATGTATACTTTGCTGAAGTTGTTTAGTTGCTTGAGCAGTTGCTGCTTGTGTTTCTTTTACAGCATTGGCTGTTTGTACTGCCCAAGATGTAAGATTGTCTGTTAAAAATGCTTTTCTTTTTGCAAAACCAACATACAGTGCATATACGGTACAATTAATTTGACATATTGTTGGAATCATGTCTTGACTAAATTTTTGAAAAGCCACTGCTGAACCAACTACTAATCCTTCAACCATAAACAAATCTGAAAACACAATACGAACAGGCATTGGGTTTAAGAAAGCAGAGTTACCAAAGTTTTTAGTAACTGATTCTTCAAATTTAGTTTTATCAAAAACTGTAATTTCGTCGTCTTCGTCTGCTTCATTGGTTATTGCAACAGTTTGTTGTTGAGTATACGCAGAAATAACATTTACTAATTCTTCAGTAATACCTTGTCCAATAATGCTGTCAAAGATAGAAAGGTCATGCATTACTCCAACCTTACCAGGGTCTTTTAATGCATTAGTAATGTCACTTGTATTTATATCATCTATTATATTGGCTGCAAGATTGGCTTCAATTCTGTCAGCACTTCCTTGAATTCGTTGAGTACCTAATATTAAATCTCTACGACGTTGTGCTACTTCTGCTTCACGGTTAAACATCATAGTGAAACTAAATTCAGCAGTTCCTGGAACTGCTTGAGTTAAGTTGGCTGGATTTTGTAATAAAGGGTTTACAGCACCAGGACTTTGGCGCACATTACGTTCAATATATTCTGGGTTAAATTGAAAATTAAGACGAAGATTGCCAGGACTAGTTACTTTAAATTTTTCAGAAATATCTTTGTCCATAATAATGCTACGCATAAAACCGCGTTTCATTTTTTGGTCTATATTTGTTCCAGCAATATTTCTAGAGTATGGACCAGGAAAAGCAAATGCTTTGTTTTCCCTACTTACATCTCGTGGTTCCTTTAGCCGTGCATAGTTATTAAAATCATTGTTAAACGCTTCTGCTAAAGTCCATTCAAGTTTTTCAAAATCAGCCATATTACGAACTCCTTACCATGTTCATTTTTAGTTCGCGGTCAATAAGTTTGGTTACTTCTTTTGCTAATTTGGCAGCGTCTACAGGAACAGACCCAGTACTAGTAAGGTTTATAGTAGGAGTAACATTAAACGTATTGTTTATAGTTTCTCCAGTTTTAATAGTAGTAGAACCAGATGCAGAACTATTTTTTTGTCTTTGCGGAGTATAACCTTTATCTGAAGGGTCGCCTGTAGGAAACCCAAGACTTCCAGCAATTTCTTTACTTACTTTAATTGTTGAGTCAGGAATCCCACCTATTGGACTTCCATTTTTAGTCCAAGGGTCTAAATTGCCGCCTCCATACATAATACGCGCTGCTTTTATATTTGTTGTTGGGTCAAGTAATTGTTTGTAATCTGAAATTCCAAAATCTTTAGCGCGTTTTGGACCCATGTTTCCAAGCATGTTAATTTGAAACAAACCATATGAATCATCGTCATGGTCTCTTACATAGGCTTTTGGATTCCACCTAGATTCTCGCCATGAAATAGCAAGCATCTTCCAAATGTCTTCTTTTTTAAACTTTCTTCGGTCAAGCATACGAGCCAACTCGTATGGGTCAAAAGAACCAGGAGCGGAATCAATTTTTGTTTTTCCTGCACTTCCTCTGTCTTTTCCGCTTTGTTGTGTACGTCGTTTAGAAGTTCCACCAACAGTTCCACCAACGCCCTGTGCTGAAAAAGTAGCCATTGATTCAGACATAGTTAACTGTTGTTTAATTGTTGCACTGTAACTCATGTCCATGCCACTTTGTCCAGTTGGGCCTGTTTCTGTGATTACACCAGTAGTGTCTGGAACATACTTGTATTCAGGTTCAGTTTCTGTTCCATATGTTGCCCCACTGTCTTCATACTGTCTACGGCTTGCTGGGTAGGCTTTTGATTGGACGTGCCACGGTTCTCCGTGTCGTGAAAACTCATCAAGACCATATTTGCTGGCATTTGCTTGCAACCATGCTTCATCAGCATTGGTAGCAAATACAAGGTCAGCAGCCAAACCAATTTCGTGATATGACAATCCAGGAGGTGCTGCCATTGCAACACCTGGTTTTTTCATCCAATATGAACCGTCATAGTACGTATCAGTTTTTTCATCTGTTCGGTAATAGCGTTCCAAAAACATTTTCTTTTGTTGTTCTGGACTGCGATAACCCTGACCAATAGAAATTCCAGGACGGTCTGCCATCAATTTTGCAAGAGGTTCACGTAAAACTGGTTTTAATTGAGAAAGACCAGCAGTGTTTGTTGGTTTTTTGGTAGGGTTTTCCGAAGCAATACGCCCAGGGTTTGCTGCTCCTCCACCAGTAGCATCACCTTTTGAAAACATACCAGCACCAGCAGCCATAGTGCCAATGCCCAATGCTTGCATTCCAGGGATTAATGACATTACTCCACCAGCAACCATTGCTGCACCGCCAAGGAATTTCATTCCCTGTCCACCAAACATACCACGAGTAGATGTGCGAGCACCAATAATTGACGACAACTTATCTTCAAACTCACCAAGAACTTTATTTACTCGTTGAAGATTTCTTTCCATATCGGCATAGTTATCTGCTTGACGTTTGTACATTTGTTCTTCACGATTTACTTCTGTTCGGGTAGTTTCTTCTTGTTGTGTAGCATAGTTTCCTTCAATTCCCATGCGTTCACGGTCTGATTTTTTAGATGGGTCGTAAAAACCTTTACCACCTTTTTCAGTAAAACTAACATTTGATTCTGCGTACTGCAACAACAAATCTTGAGCGCCTTCATCAAGTCCAGACATTTGCAAACGTTGACGAACCATAGAGCCAGATTGACGACCAGCATTAATAATTTCTCGGTTGTTTAATCCAAGCCTTTGAATTAAATCTTGGTTTACTTGTTGTGCTGACTTTTGCTGACCACCAATACCATAAAGACTAGTTCCAGTCATCATAAACATTCTGTTTACAGTGTCTGCTTGACCAAGGCTTTCAATGTATTGAGTTGCGTCACCAGCACTGTAACCGTACCCCATTAATGTTCTCATACTCTCAACAGAACCTGCTTGTTGAGCCGCATTAATTCCAGTTCGTGATTGCATTGAAAGTAATTCGTTAATTCCACCCATTCCTAAACGACGACCACGTAATGGACCACGTAGGTTGTTCATTACATCCATTTGGCTCATGCCATATTGTTGTTGTAGTTGAACACTTAGTCTGTCAGCGGGAAGTGCGTAACCTCTGTTTCTGTCCACACGGCTATCAATAATGTCTGCGCCAGCGCCAACAATTTGAGCAAATTGTTGACCAGTTTTAAAATAAGGATTATTTTGTAAGGTGTTTCCAAAAGCCTTTAATCCACCAAGAATCTTTCCTCCTCCACCTCCGCCACCTCCGCCGCCAGGTAACCCTCCACCACCTTTACCAAGCGCTCCTAAGATGCGCTCAACGCTTTGTAATTGCATTTCACGCATGTCTGCTACTGCTGGCATGCCTTTAGATGTGTCCATGTAACCAGAACTAGATTTGCCACTAACTTTGCCCATTGCAGTAGCGGCTTTGTTTAGTTCTGCAGTTAAGTCTTTGGTGTTCCTAATTAAATCTTTAAAATTAGATTTAATTTTTTTAGTGTTTTCGTTTAAGGTGTTAAGTTCTCTGTTAAGACCTTCCAACATTTTAAGGTCAACGCTAAGGCGTGAGTTAACAACAGAATTACCCATTGCACTAGCGGCGTTACCTTCAGCAGCACTGCCGCCTAAGCCACCAGAAAGATTTGGTTCTTCCATTATTTAATTAGCCTCCACTGGAGTTTCGCCAACTAGCCATCCTGAACCAGTATGCTCGTTGTCTTACCGTCATAGTTTTAAGGTCTTTTAGACCAAAACCCCTATACGTAGAGGCAATCGCTTCGTACTCCCAATAAACCCTGACTAGATTAGCCAAATAAAAGTGCGACCCAATCTAATGCTAGTACTATCTTAGCATTACAGTGGGAGCATTGGGTTTCCACCTCTTCCATACGAGGCCCTGGTTGCGCCGAGAAGAGGGCTTTAACTAACTTGTTACGGTCAGCCAATGACAACCCCCTAGCCCACGCCTCTTTTTCAGCAGTAGTTTTACCGTCTAATAATGCACATCGTGACAAGATAATAGTATTTTGTTCAGCCGTAGTTTTACCACGTTTACCAGCAATTTGGCTATCACCACCAGTTGGATAGCGTAGTTGAACTGTGGTGTTGTTTTTTAGTTTTACATCAATTGGTTGGTGAAGGTTTACTTTTACAGGCTCGCTTTTAAAGTCTGTATCTAGGTCTATAGTAATGTCGTTGTCTCCACTACATTCGCGACAAGTTACTTGAAACTCACGATAACGACCATAAGTTGCTTTTAAAACTCCCAAAAACAAAGCATCTCTATCGCCAACAATTAAGTCGTCAATGATTTCTGCTCTACCTTTTACTTCAACATTTCCAATTGTTACAACCCCACGTTTTAAAAGATGGGTCATATACTCCGAATAGGTAACGTTTTTTTGAACGTCAAAAGCAGAAAGAGCCTCTTCGTCTTCTCCGTTAAGTTCACGAACAGTTGCAGTTGTATACCACTCTTTTGAAGAAGGTTCGTATAAACCACGAAAAAGGTCAACCTTTAAACTTGTTGGAAGGTCTACCTTAGGTGCTGGTTCTTGAAGTGCTTGGTTTACAGCCTCGGCTTGAGACGAAAGTTCAGTAGACATATAGTGCTCCTTAAGTTGTAAATTATTAAATTAATTAACGAGTAGTTCCAATTTGGTCAATTTCGTTCTCAGTAAATGCAACATAGAAGCCTTCATGGTGCACGGTCATTTGTTGAATCAAAATACCGTTGTCACCAGCGTTAAGACCGTTCATTGCAAAAACACCAGGCCAGCAATTAAACAATTTAAATGCTAATTGAACTTTACCTGGTTTTGTGTCTCCTGCAGGCAAATCAGTTGCTTGGTATGAGCCACCAATACCGTCGTTACGAGTGTAAGGGTGGTCAAAAACACGAACAACAATATCGCAACGGTAGTCATTGCTACCTCCTGATTTTAACAAACCAGTGCTTCCAGTAGCCGCTGTTCCTTGTTGCCATGAGTGGATAAATGTTTGCCATTTCCACATTTGCGCTTGATTTGAAAAAACACCACGGCTAAACGACACTGGTGGGAAGTCTGATTGACCAACCATTTTGTGTGGGTGTGTGTTCATGCCACCTTCACGGTAAGCAATCAATTCGTTGGTAACACTCAAACCAGACATTTCAGCAAAGCCAAGACCATCAAGACCTGTGCCAGTTCCTGATGAAGTGTGACTTGTTAGGTCAGGTGCGCCCACAATTTGAATTTGGAATTTAAAATTACGAAGTGGGTCAGTACGTTGTGAAATAGCCATTATTTCTCCTTAAACAGTTTCGTTCAGATTTGAGCCGCCAACAAATTGGCTAACTTCAATAACAATAAATTCGGCAGGAGTTTGCAGTGCAATCCCGACCTCTACATGAACTTCACCATTTTCAATCGTGTTTGTTGTGTTGTTTGTTGAATCGCACAAAACATAAAACGCTTCGCTTGTGTTACGCCCTTTAAGACCTCCTGCACTCCAAAACTCAGCAAGAAACTTAGATAGGCGAACTTGAATGTTTGTCCAAAGACGTTCATTGTTTGGTTCAAATACTGCAAAGTCTGTAAGGCGCTTTGATTGAGCCTTGACGTAGTTAAGACTACGACGTGTTGGAACATACTTTGTGATATCTGTTTTTTTCAAAGTGCGAGCACCGTTGATGATTACACCAGCACCAGGAATTGCTTTCATGGTGTTTACGTGAGCATCATACATTGTTCCTTGTTCTGCTTCGGTAAACGAAGTTACAAGACCAAAAGCATTACGAACGTCGTAACCAAAACCAGCAGGTGCTTTTGCAACTGTTCGTTCTGCTTCAACTCGTGAATACAACCCAAGAATAGCCCCACCAGGTGCAGTATCGCGAATTGCAGCAGCACCAGTTTTTGATGGGTCAACCATCTTAAGTTTTGGATAATACACAGCACCGTATGAAGAAGCCGTATATCCAGAAATAGCAGAAACTGCATCAGCACCTGATGTAACCGATGCTGGGTCAATAACTACAAAACAATCTCCACGAGTTTCAGCATATGATAATGCGTAGTTGACAACTGCAGCAGTTGTTTTGTTGACCAAGTTAAGAACTAATTCTTCGTTAACTGAATCAAATGCGTCTACCGCGTCTTCCCAATCTGCGTTAGCAGGAGTTGAGCCATCTGCGCCAGATGCCAATGCAGAGTTAGATACTGCAGTAACAGTGAAAGCAGAAGTATATGTAGCAATGTTTGAAACCGTAATATATGTAGAATAAGTATTTACTACCGTTCCCAAATAACGATTGGAATTCAAATCAAGACTGACTTCGTTCCAACGTTCAACTTCTGTTCCGTTCAATTTAACAATTAAGTTAAAAGTTGGTTCATTACCAGTAACCAACCCAGCGGTTACGGACACAGTAAGGTTGTTGCCCCAAGTTCCAGGGTTTGCAGCGCGTACTTTAAATACAGTAGTGGAACCGCCACCGTTAACTGTTCCAGCAACGTTTGCTGATGCAGAAGCAGCATCAGAAGAATCGTATACACGAGAAACATATGCGCTGCGACCACCATTTGCAAAATAGTGATAAACCGCGTATGGAAGGTCATAAGCGTCTTCAATATCACCGTACAGTGATTTATACGCTGTCCATGACGTTACCTTTGTTGGAACAACTGGACCACGTGGTGCAGGCGCAATAAAGCCAGCAGATACCGTGGCTGTGCCAGAAGTTTGTGATGTAGTAAAGGCGCCTTCAGATACGTAAACGCCAGGTCGTTGAAATGCCATTGTGGATTACTCCTTACAGAAAGTATACCTTAGATATTGAAACTATACACATTAATATTCTTTAAAATTGTTCTTCAGAGTTAGTGCTCATATTATATACGCTTCCATTGACGCTGTTAATTCGCTCAACACCGCCAACAACTGTAGTAACCGCCTTAGTGCCCACAATACGAGACGATGGAATCTCGGCGGTCATTTGTACGGTGTAAACTTTTCGGAAAATACGTTTGCGATAGCCAGCCTCTGGGTCAAGTAGGTCTGCTGTAGTCCAGTCCAACAGGTCTAAACGCCTAATGGTTCCATCTGCTCCAATATCAATAAACCCTTTTCGCCAAGGAAATATCTCGGTCAACATTTTTGCAGTTAGGTACCTGTCATGTAAGGCTGTTCGTGTAAACGTAGAGATTTGGTAAAGCAAGTCAACAGGGACATGTTCGTTAGCCTCTAGGTAAGCGTAACTATTTTTGTTTGTTTTAAAGTTAAAGTTAGTAGATACGCTAGGCCAATAATCCATACGATTTGCAGAACCTGCTGGAATAGCAGGTGCGGCTCCTGCACCAGTTCTGTAGTAGATATCAGATTCTGAATGCTGCCTATTTCTAGCATGAATAATATCAATGTGTTCCAAAGTAACAAATGGATATGAACGTTCTGTTTCACCTTCTGGATATCTAAAAAAGACTTCTACTGGACGTTCGTTGTTTCTGTCATCGGGAACGGTCATTCCTGCAAACAAGTTTTTAAGAGCCTCATCTTCGGCAAGGAGAAAACCAACTCTACTCATCGGTATTTTGCCGTTAATTTAGCATGAACTTTATTAGCAATTTTATTGCTAAGTTCTGTTTGATTTCCTAAAACTTGTGAACGAAGCAACGGTTGTGGGGCAACTTTTGTTGGAACACCATACTCAAGGTCTGTAGCAAGACGGGCTTTTTCGTCATTACCAGGTATTCCGTAATCAACAGTTCCAGTGCTTTCATTGTAAGTAACTTCTAAACTATCTGAAACTTTAGTCCAATCAGTCTTAGAGTTTTTAGCCCTTTCCTGTAAGGCAATAGTTTCTTCTTTAGTGCTTTCTTTGATAGCCTGAGCCAAAGCACTAGCATAGTTTTTAGCCAAGAATTCTGCATATCGTACAACTTCAAACTCACCAGAAATAAATGATGGTCTAGAAGAACGTGCGGCAGACGACATGCTTGTTAATGCACTCCAATTCTTCTAGGCAGTTGTACCCTTTAGCGCTCGCTAAAGTTAAATCAAGTTTATCAGATACTAGGAAGTTTAGAAGGCCAAGGAAGGTTACTGATATTAGTAAACGTGGGGTTTGGGTCAAAAGGGTACTCTTGGTTAAAGTACACTTCAAGACCTTCAACTACTACGATAATGTCGTCTTTGGCTCTACCGCGAACTTTGTAAGAAGTTACAGTAAAGTATCTTCCGTCGTACGTAAATAGGTCATTAAGATGGGTTTTATATTCCCAAACGTTAGTTATTCCAGCAGACCTAAAGTCTTCTACCGAGGCTACAAAATTAACGACTTCAATTGGCTGACGACCTTCTGGAATTGAACGCTTTTGGTCTTCAGTTTCTGTAATCATCAAGACTGGAAGGATAATACCTTTTTTATATTTACGTCCTCCAGTTCCTTTTATTCCTTCATCGTAGACGTCATCAAAGTATGAACCAGTAGAACTAGCGGCGTTTCCAAACGGAAGAAACTCATAGTAGATAATAGACTCACCGACTAACCGAGAATATTCTCGGTAACGTTTTCTGATAAGCCCTAGTTCAGTTCGGGCGTCCATTAAAAGTGTCCAGTGTTATAGAGACTGCTAGGAGGATTTGTATCTACAAATACGTCCTCTCTTAGGTCGTCGCCTTTATCCTCAATTTCAATAGTTCCTTTATCTCGTTCTGGAAACACTCGTTCAATTGGACCATAATCACCAATTTCACGAGCGCGGTAGATTGGTATGTAACGATTTGTAGTTCGTGAAACTCGGCTTAGGTTCATCACTTCAATGCGATTAACACCAATGTTAAGAGCACGTGCTTGATTTTCGTACTGTCGTTGCCAATATTCAAGAAGGCTTTGAACCATTCTAAAACGTTGACTGCCAGGAATGTGAACCGATTCAGAAGTCATTACGTCAATGTCTCGGCTATATTCGCTCAACAAAGCCCACAAAGAATTAACAACTGTTGCCATTCCAATTGTGTCAATAACAATTCCAGACATGTTTTCTAATGGTGTAGACAGATTGTAAACATGTTCTTCAATAGCATGATGTGCATAAAACTTAAGGTCTGCTGGCAAAATCCATTCGTAGTGATAACCTTCAACCATAAGACTGCTGTTGGCTGCTGGGGTGCTACTTAATCTTAAAATACCGTTTCTAGCATCTAATGAAAATGCCGAAGCAGCCAATTCTGTAGGTGTAGAAGATGTGTATATAGCAATGTATAAACTATCTGTATCAATGTTTGGGTGTCCTAATTCGTATGTACGAGTGGTTGCCTCAAAAGAAGTTTGAAAGAACTTTGGAAAATCACGTAAAAAGTTACGAGCAAGTGTAGTAACTTCTTCAACTATTACTGGATTAAAATGAGCCATTATTCATCCGCCGAATCTACACCAGGGATGGTGTCTTGGTCTGGATAATTAATTGCTGGGTATGCTTCTCGTTGGCGATGAACCATCATTCTTCGCACACGAGTTGCGTCTTGTACCGTTCCAGTTGGCTTAGGGATTGGCCTTTCGGTCATATTGACCGTTAACCAAATACTTGCGAGCCAAGAACAATTTGGTCATCATCACCAGATAGTGGAACACTGCTTACTGCAATTGTAGGTGTAGCACCTTCACCGCTGTTGTTTGTTAATGTAATACCAGTTCCAGCAACAAGGGATGCAACATAATCACCAGTTGTGTTTGTACCTAAAGTAATAGTTGATGGAGTAGATGCCAAACAAAAAGCCCGTTTGTCAATAATGTCGTTTGCAACAATTGATTCGTTGGCACGACGTAAAATTGCTGCAAGAACAATATCGGTAGAAGGAAGCGCTGGAAATACTGGGTTTGTAGAACTGGCAGTTCCAGTAACTGTTTGAATAGTTACAGCAGAGGTTGCATACCTAGCAACTACTAAATCAAAACGGTTTCCAGAAGTTGGAGCACTTGACAATGAGTATGAACCGTTAGCCGACAGTGCATAATCAGTTCCTTCATATGCAATAGAGCCAGAAGCAACAGCAACAATGTTGCCAGAAACAACAGTTACTGCAGCACCAGAAACAACGCCTTTTCTGCGATTGCCTAGAATCTCAAAATCAACGCGGTCTGGCTCTGATTGGTCCAGTGTTGATTTATTGGTATCTGGTGCATTGGGGATTGTAAAACCCGCCATTAAAATCCTTTACAAAGTGTCGTAAATATTTCCACTCTTACGCAGGTAGTCGTACAAATCTTTTGAGATATTGAATCGTTTTCCATCTACAAAATTATACACTTCCTGGCCCCAGTACATTTTCCAAGTTCCCTTGATACGGGCTTGAACTAGGTTACTACCTTCTGCTGGAACAGGAATTGCAACTTCAACTTCATTAGTTTCTACTTCTTCAGCAAATTGTTTTGTTTTACGTACCATGTTTTCTCCTTATGGTTGGACACTTACAAGTATAAAGGGCCAGTGGGTAAGTCCCACTGGCCCTTTAATTAATTACCTGAGATTATCAGGAAGCGCCGATTGCGCCACCCTTGGTGTTGATAAGCACTCGGCTTTCGTGAGTGATAACTCCGAAGCCCCAGATTGCGTACCAAGCAAGACCATGCTCACGACCAAAGTCAATGACGCCACCATCTCGCAACTCAACTGGCAAGGCAATTGCTTGACCAAATGCGTTGTCACCAATCATCATCGCGTTGTACGATGTTGAAATTGGGTCCAAGTTTCCTGCTACACCTGGGCTAAGGTCTACAACATCTGTAGATGCTTGACCTTGAAGCACTTGTGTAGTTTCAATGAACACAACGTCGTAGAGACGACCAATTTCACCAAGCATGAAGTTGCCTGGAGCAGCGTACTTAGTGACTTCAATGAATTCAGGCCAGTCACGAAGCGAACGGCTTTGTGATGGGTGAACGAAGCACACGTATGTGTCGCCAAGACGTGGGATGTTCTGACCAGCAAGTACTTCAACTGCGTCCTTGATAGTTGCAGGTGAGAGATAGCCAGGAGCCGAAGCCGACCCAGCCGATGAGTACTCGTAAGGAGCAATTGAACCACGTGTTGAACCGTTGGTGTTGCGACCAAACACTACGCTTGGAGCAACTGCTGCACCACCAGCAAATGGAACACCTGCGCTGTAAAGCGTGTTACGTGCTTGGATGTCCATGGATTGTGCCATGTGACGACCAAGGAGACGTGAGGCCGATGCCATTACGTCATCAAATGCTGCGTTAAGCAACAACTCGGTGACAGCAACTGACTTGCCTTGTTCCTTTACGGTGATTTGAATCTGACTTGCCGAAAGAGCACTTGGCTCCATGCGAACGCCTTCAACCAATTCTGCGCCTGCATAGTCGTTAGTTGTGAGGTTGGTGTAACGCATAAAGTTAACTGTCAAACCAGGCATTACGCCAAGTTCTGTCTTCTTTACTGCGAACTGTTCAAAACGAAGAACAGGCATTGCTTGGAACAAAATCTCTTTTGACCAAATTTGTTGAATTGCTGGTGAGAGTGTTGCATCACTTGAGTAGCCAGTCGTTGTGATTGCCGACAGGTCTGCTCCAGTAACTGCACCACCCGCTGGGCCTGGATATGCCATATAGAAAATTCCTTTGTTAGGTAATTGTGGATAATTTATTTATTCTTTAAAAGTTCGTTAGAAACGACCCTTTGAAGAACGTGCGTTTAAAAGTTTCTCACGCATTTTTTGATACTGTTCCATTGACATATTGCGGATATCTTCCGCAGTTAACGTTTGCTGCTCCATTTGAGTTTCCATAGGTCCAACAGGAGGTGCTGTTACACCTACTGCCTTAAAGCGACTTTGGGATTCCGCAGTCACTCTTTGGACGTTTTCTAGAATAGCAGAACTTGCGTCTTTGTACTTGTTAATTTGCAACTCAATTTCTTCTTCGGAAGAACCGCTAATCAAAGGCAGGAGTTGTGGAATAATGTACTCTTGCTCCTCTTGCATACGGCGAGAAATGTAGTTTTGAAGTTCTTGATGGCGTCGTTCTTTTTCTAAAAGGGCTGCCTGTGCCTGACGGTCACGTTCAATCTCTTCTAGACGATTTTTCCACTCATTCTCAACGTCATTGATTTTCTTTGTAAACTCAGTCTCCTGCTTTAGGAGGAGTTCTTTTGCGCTCAATTCTTCAAATTCGCGTTGCTTACGAATCTCTTCTTCTTTACGTGCTGTTTCTTCGGCTTTTTTAATAGCCGCTTCTCGCTCTGCAGAAATGACTTTTAGTTGCTCTTCAAGCACCTTTGTTCGGGTATCCGATTCTTCAAGACGCTTGTACATCTTGTCTTTTTCTTGCTTGCGGATGCCTTCAACGTCATCTTCAGTAAAGGTCTTAGTCTTTTGACCTGTTACTTTTGCTGACTCATCTAGCATTGTTGCTGTTGCTTCTGCAAGGATAGTAACAGCGTCTTCTTCTTGCTTTGCCATAGGTATATACCTCTCTAGTTGGGCTTATGTTGACTTAGGTAATAAACAGTTTATTCTTCATCTGGATTACGACGCTGGGCGAACCTAGCACCATAAGCCTTGCTAACCAATTGATTCATCAGGTCTGATTCTACAGGATTCACAGCCGTTCCAGGCATAGAACCTTGAGAATTTCCTGCTGATGACACGTCTGACCCTCCAGCCGACGTAGCAACAGGACCTTCGTTATTAGGCAACATTCCTGTTGCCATCATAATTGCGGATTGTATTTGAGAATTAAGCATGGTCAAAGAACCTTGGTCAATAGCGTCGTCCATAAGTTCTTCAAAGATTTCTTCCATCTTTTCGTTCGGGAACTCCTCACCCAACGTACGCAATGCACCACGCTTGGATTCCAACCCCAATGACATCTTTGCTTGCACCTCATTAAGTTTAATAAGTACATCTACAGGCAACGGGTCAGGCCAATGACATGTTGTTTTATAAGTAAGTGGGTCAGCAGGGTCTAGTTGAAGTAGATTGTCTCGTTCTGGTTTTGCTGCTTTTTGAGGGTTATAAACTAACATCTCTGGTCGGAACATAGCAGCAGTACGAATAACAAGTTCGTTAATACGCTCAAGACCTTTTGTAAAATGAATCTTTTTCATTTGATAACGATTCATCAAAGGCTGGTACTGAATTGCCAAAGCAACACCAGAAGTATTAGATACTGGTTGGAATTGTCCTAATGCTGCTTCTGGAATGCCTGTAATTTCATGCATTGTTCGTTTAATAAACTGAATGTATTCAAGCGCTCCAGCCATTTCACCACGAGATTCAAGGTTAAACACGTTTGCATCTTTAGGCAGACCAGCCCAAACTTTCTTTGGACCTCGTTCAAGTTGGCTTGCTTTTGCACCAGTAATAATTGTTACAGGAGCAGCGTGGTAGTTAATGATGTCTGAAACCTCAGTCATCTTTTCGTTCAGTTCGCGGTTTAAAGGAATAACATCCCAAATGTCAGATTGACCCCAAGGAGATGAAGAGATACTTACGTTAGCAATATGAACAACAGGTACGTTTCCAATTACGTTTTGATATTCATCAATTAATTCATCATTAATAAATTGTTGAATAGTTTCGTCAGTAAGAATTTCTGTAAACGTGTAAACCTGACGAGTGCCTTCAGCCGAAGTTCCCCAAAAACGATATTTAAGTTTAAATCTAATAATGCGGTCACGGTCATGCGGATGATATTCAGGGAAACAATGCGCTGGGTTAAGTGGGATAACCCTGATACGACCTTCGTGTGGAATTCCAGCAGTATCTACAAAAGGTTCTTCGTAGGCTACTTTAACAAAACAATCGCCAGTAACTCCAGCCAATTGTCCCATTTCCCACAAAACTTTATGTTTGTTATTGTGAGTATTCCATACATCGTCTAAGAGGTGAGGAATGATTGCATTGTTTTGTTCTGGAGTTTTAAATTGAACTCCTTTGCCAAAACAAAAGTTGGTAATGTAATCCGACATAGTGCGGACATAGTTCATGTAAAATTGAGATTCACCCATCTCACGGCGATATGACCAATGGTGTCCTAAGTACCACGCCCAAGCAGACGAGTATCTGTTTAGACGTGGACCATGGACTTCAAATTCTTCATCGGCTAACTCAACAAGCCCTAAAGGGCTAATAGCAACTGTTAAGTCACTAGCAGCAGCGCGATAAGAAGGTGACCAAAAATCAATTGCCATTTAAGAACTTACTTCTTTTTGTTCTTTGGAGCGGCTTTCTTAACTGCAGGAATCTTGGCAACTTCAGTTGGTCGTGCAACTGTTTCTTTAACTGCGGCCTCAACGACTTTGCTTTGTTTGGCAAAAAAGTTAGCAATTTGAGGGTCTCCAATTTTAGTGCTAAGCACGTTAAGCACATACAGAATAGCAGGTAAAATTACTACGTTAAGAGCAGGGTCAACTTCCCATGTGGACATAAGGTATGAAACAACGCCAATTGCTCCACCTTTAGTTGCAACATCTTTAATATCTACTACATTAATTTTCTTGGACATACTTAATCTCCTTGATAGGTTGTGGTTTAATTATACCTTTTTGCGTCGTTTAACGCTTACTTTTTCGCCTTGTACATAGGAATGATAAGGCGACCCTGTATTAGGGTCGTATTTGGAAGCAATAGCCAAAGCGCGAAGAGCATACGTCTTTGCCAACTGACTATTGACTTTTTTGTTACGAATTAATACTTGCAATGCTCCTAAAGCATAAGACGAGCCTGAACCTAAGGCATATAACCCAGTTGCTTCAGAAGACCACGAATAGTCGCTTTCTACAACGTAGATGTTGCTATTAACGGCAACTATGACCGAAGAGCCTTGTTCTGCAATGTGTTCTTTGTCTTCTCGTTCAGGAACAGCATAACCTTGAGATTCAAAACACTCTCTTAAGGCTGGTATGAATTTGGCTGTAAAGAATTGGTCTAATGTCTTCTTGTTAGCATTTATTGGAGGAGCAGGAGGTTGAAACACGTGTTGAAGAATGTTGATAGCACGAACGTCACCAGCCGCACCAATAAGATATTTACCGTTTTGAGAAACCTTGCTAGAACCTTCTCGTAATGTTCCAATTTGTGAAAAGTTATCGCCAAACGTAGACACACGAGAGTCTGAACAGATTACTGCAAACCCATCTCCTTGAACACCGATAATGGTAGTCATGTTTATTTGACTATAAATTCTTTACCTTGATAAATAGCCCAACCATTGTAAATGGGCATCAATTCGTATGAGAATTTATGTTCTCCACTTTGTTCGTATGTAACAACTGCCATTCCTTGTTGCCAGTTTTCATAGCGAACCAATGGTCGTCCATCAAGGTCAACACCGCCCCTAGTTGAAGGGACTGCTCCATCAATGCGAGCAAGACAACCAGGAGATGCTGCCATGATTGTACGAGGACCATCAAAGTCTTCTCGTGTTTTAAATGCAGTTTCAATTCTGTGAATGTGTCCGTAAATTACAGAAGTCTTTTCTTGGTTAAGATACACATGTGCCGTTGACCCTGATGATTTAACTCTGTCTCCATGAATAACACGAAGTTTTTCGTTAATCCAAAAATCAGATGCAGGATATCCTGGTCGGTATTCAACGCCAAATTCTTCCATTCGGCAAAGATATGGAACAGTTAACACAGGCCAAGATTCAGGAGTGTTTCCTTTTCGCAATCCATAAGCAGCACCAGCATTAGTTAACAGATACTTTGGCATGCGTTCTTCGTGGTTTCCTGCTAACCAAACTATAGTTGCACTAGGAGCAGCCTCGCGAAGTTCAGCACAAAACTTAGTTGCACGGTCAATTGCTGCTTGAGTTGTTTGTTGATACGCAGGAGTAGTTAAATACTTACCCATTTCAGGAAGGTCTAAGTTGTCACCAACACAAACAACGGTTTGTGGTTTTACTTCACGTATTAATTCAATTGCAATTTGCATTGCTTTCTCATCGTGAGTTGGTTCAAGTTGTCCATCGCGTCCTCGGTAATAACCAATTTGAGCATCTGGCACTATTACGCATTTTTTGTATTTGTTTTTTGTTTTGACAATTGGTTTTCTAGGCGGTAATTTAATTGCTGGACCTTGTTGAACAACAGGCCATTCAGGACCACTATCCCAAGAAGGTGAAAATTGAATAGCAGCAAGGTCATGTACTTCTGCTTCTCCTTCTTCGTTTTTAGTAAGAGACTGGTAAATAGATACTCGTTTTACATCACCAATATCTTCAATGTCTATGTTCTTACGGTCAAGTAATTCAAGAAGTTTTCCAAGAACTTTGGTGTTTTTGTTTGGTTGATTTAAGTCGTTAATCAGATTGTTCACAAGAGCACTCCTTGTTGACGTGTCGTTGAATTGTACTTGGACTTATTGGATAACTGTTTTTACGAAGAACCTTAGATAACCAAACACTACTGTATGTTTTGTTCTTACCTTGATATTGCGTAGTGCGAATTAATTCAATTGCTTTTTTCATTGCATCAGAAGTGTCATCAGGAAGCATATCAAGCATGCGACCTACTTTACATTTCTGTTGAGTTAGTTGTTTTGTAGGGTTTAATAAATCGTTAATTAACGATGAGTTGTCCAAGTTGTGCTCCAATTTGTAAACGGATTATGCAGTAATGGCGTCCCATGTTTTGTCGTTGCAGATACCATTAGGTTTCAGGTTAACAGATTGTTTGAAGTAATTCAACGCTTTCTGTGTGGAAGGTCCAAAATTACCGTCAGCAGTGCAAGCAAAACCTTTTTTATTGAGAAGTTCTTGCAACTGTTTTACCTTGTCGCTTTTATCTCCCAACTTAATGTTTAAGGTACTTTTATCTTCGCTTTCAACAACTGGAACAGGAGTAGCACTTTTGCCTTCTGGTGCTTTAATATTGTTTTTATCCATGTAGGCTTTGACAGCAGCAGGTGGTGTATCACCATCACAATAGCGCAGGTGCCAGGGTTCTTCTGGAACCACCTCCCATGAAAATCCAAATGTTTTAACGTTATCAATCAACCATTTAAGGCGTTTTGGTTCAGCAGCAGTATGAACATCAACTGCCAACCCGCTATTATGCTGAGAAGTGCCTGGAGCAGCCAAACTAGCAAGTTTTGGGTCTTTCTTATACCATTTGACACCTTCAAATGTTCTTGTTGAGTTGCCATTAGGTTCTTTGGTGTAGCGTTGTTTAAACGCTGTAAGTTGCGAATCGTAAGTGCGATAAGTATCTCCAGATGAGACGGGCTTTAATTCAATACCGTCAGCCTTAGCCTTCTCCACCATTGCAGCCCAAGCAGCCGCGGCAAGCCAATGGAGTTTTCCACCACCAACTGCTGGGCGAAGCAAATGCTCAGGAAGTTTTCCAGGTTGAATTCCTTTCAAATCAGCAGGCATTTTTACTGGGGCAACATAGTCCCAATCAACTTTTTTAGACATTGTTTGTCTCCTCATCGGTAGTTTGTTCTTTATTGCGCCCTGTTGAAATCATTAATCCAGCAAGAGTACCCGTAATAAAGGTAGCCACACTAGAAAGAACGCCAAAGAACATTTTATCATTTTCTGCTTGAGCGCCAATAGGTTGGGTTACAAACACTAAAGCATACAAAACGCCAATAGTAGTAATAGTAAGTACAAGCCCTAAAATGCAACCAACAACAAACTTTAACCTTGCGTCCAGTTCTTCTGGTGTATATCTAGATTTATTCATATTTCTCCTTATGGGGTTTTAAATTCATTAGGGTCAAAGCCAATTAAATCTTTCGTGCAAGCACCTGCTGCTTCGCAAATAGGTGGTTTACACTCTTCGTTATTCCAGTTGTTTGGGTCTTGGCATTCGTAACGGTAGCCACCGTCATATCCGCAACCAACTAATGTTAAAGCAACAACCAAAAATAGACGTTTCATATAAGTTTTAATTTAAACTTTTTCTTTAGCAGGTGCTTTCTTATCTACTTTTGAAAAGACCGTATTAATTTCTTCTTTAGTCAATTTACCGTCATCTAGAAAAGCACGTGACAAACCTTCAATTACTGTTGCTACACCAGCAATTCCTGCCATAAAGACAGATTTCCAAATAGGGACACCAGCGATTGTTCCTGCGCCAATTACGCCTAAACCAGAGGCAGCAAAAGTAGCCAACATACGAAGAAGGATATTTTGCAGTAACGGTGGTATTTTCATTTTTTAACTCTCTTTGCATGCCATGAAATGTGGTCGTACAAACCACTTTTAACTTCACGAACATCTGTTTTTAAATCACTAATTGCTTCCATTACAAGATTATGGTCTATTCTATTTTCATTTCTAAATTCAATTAAATACTTTATTAAGTACCCAACACCTCCGCCAACAACAGGTATTGCGGTAACAACAACAGCCGTCCAAAGTTCCGAACTCATCGCAGCCTTCCAAAGGAAGTTCCTCGGTCTTTTGGACCAAACATATCTCCACGAAGTTTCTTTGTTTCCTCGTAGTCCATACGTCGTTTAATATCTAGGTCATTAATATTTGCTGGATTGGCTTTGTTGTATAAATTTATTGCCCTACTTCTCATACGAGCAGTGTCTATAAAACGAATTCTTGGGCTTACTCCAGCACCTTTAATTTTAGTAAAAGGTTTGTGTGATTTAAAGGCGTCAGTTGGGTCTTGAATAACTTTGGCACTACTTGACTCACGACGGGCTGTTTGATAACCGCCTACGTTTCCAATGAAGCCAATACGACGTCCAGAATCGCTAGATACAAAACGATTTTTAAAGTTATAGTCGTATCCAAGGTTTTTTTGCGAATGCTGACTTCCATAGAACTCAGACCATCTGGCTTTTTTCATTGCTGAAAAATCGTATAGTCCTCCTCCTTGATATGACCCTGCAATTGGGATACCTGAAAGAGAGGTAGTTAGCGGAATGATTACCCTTCTAGGGTCTCTGCTTCTCCCGCTTGGCGCACTACCTTCACGAGCCACAATTAGTACCTAATATTAAGTTTTACTTAATCTGATACAACTGTTGGGTTCGGACGCTTCATGTAACCGCCCGAATTGTACTCCATTTCAAATGTCGGCATTCCGTCTCCAGCCATAGCGCCAGTTACGAAATCGCTAAGCAACGCTGGTGCTTCAACCCACGAAGCCGAGCCTACGTGTGCACGCTCTTTCATGGTGTCTTCAGCATGCTTGTAGAACATCTCTGGGTTGTTGTGGTTTTGACGCATTGGTGATGGCGCAGTGTCAAAGTATGCACCAATTGAAAAGTCGTTTGGAACGTCTGTGTCTGTGGCAACGCCTTCTTCAAAGCGAAGCGGACCCTTGTTTCCAGGGATGCTTGGAGCCATTGTCCTTTCGTATCCAATTTCACCGCGACCAGTTTCTTGATACGGGTTACCAGGAGCAACTGACATGTTCATTGTTGGGTCTTGCATTTTATAATCCTCCAAAAGTGGATATTGCTATCATATACTCTACCATTTTTTAATGGTTATTACCGAAAAAACGGTGACATGCCTACTTGTACCTCTGGCATTGTGTCATGTACTGTCATTGCACAGGCAAGGGCAAGGGAGTCTGGATAGTCGTCAAAAGCACCTTTTTCGTCTGGTGCTGCGGCAAGCAAATATGGACCTTTGTACACTTTTTCCAAATCTGACATTTGTTGATTAAAGCGTTTCCATGACCTGGTGCGACGCGCTTTAGAGTGAGCAGGAATTACCAACTGGTCTCTTTGAATTAATTCGGTTAAGTGCACCCAACGTTCGTGCTGTGCTTTAGAATCAGATGACATTGCTATAACTTCTATGTCGGACAATAACAATTGTAAACGTTCAGCAACTGCTCCACCAACTCCTTGTGAGTCTACACCAACACGGATTACAGAATAATGTCGTAAAAAATCAACAATTTCAAAATATTGTTGTTCCCATTCTTGATTGTTTATCTCAAGCCAATTCAAAATTCTATGTTCATAAAAACCAAAAGCGTCTGGATGGTCCCAATCCACCCAAACAACAGTGACTACCGTAGAGTCATTAGAACGGGCAACGTCAATTCCTGCAACTACTGGAGTTCTCCACCATTCTTTTACTAACGGCATGCTTTGGTCAAACAGACGTTCCATGCGCTCTTCAGACACAAACATACCCTTTTCAAGAATCCATTTGTTGCAATACGACATTTGAAATTCGTCGGAGTCTTCTCCAATTCTTACTTTTTCTTTAGAAATAAACTTCCCATAGTTAGGGTTGTATTTAGATGCCGAACGGTGGTCGTATTCAAAATGGGCTTGTCTGTGACGACGACCTCCATTGACACCACGCCTTTTGTTAAATTGAATCATTTTATAAAAATAAGATTTAGTTCTTGAGGCAGTTCCAGTTAGACAAATAGTGCCGTTATTAAACGCGAGCATCGGCTTTATTGATTTAGTAATCATGTATTCATCGGCTTCTTGACACTCGTCAATTAGAATAAAATGATAAGTTTTAGATTCAATTTTGGCTTTGGGGTTACAAGTTTGCATACGGCAAATAGAGCCAGCGTTCTTTAACGTAATTATTTTTCCTTTTCCACGCGCACCACCTGAAGCCGCTTTATCGTCAATCTCTGGGTCAAGTAAAAAGTCAAGAGCATGTTCATTGGTCAACTTGGTGACAATACGACTAAAGACAGTATCCGCTTGGTCTTCTGTTGGAGCAAACACACCACACCAAAAACCTTTTTCAAACTTTTCTAACCATGTTGGATATACGGGAGCCAATTTTGGCAAAATAACCATCATTGATGCCATTACTCCAGACAAGACCTCTGATTTTCCAGACTGGCGACAACCAATAACGGTCACTTCGTCACCGTCACCTAAAACAATGGATTCAATTAAACGATAGGCAATTGGAACTTGATATGGAAAAAACTCAATGTCACAAAACTCTTCTGTAAAGATAAGTAGTTTTTTAACAAGATGGTCAACAAATTCAGTTGAGGCTTCATCTAATTCTGGCGCTAATTCCTCAATATCAAGAACGCTTGAAAGGTCCTCAATTTCATTTTCCACGCTGACCTATTTCCGTGTGGATGTTTGTTAAAATTTCAAACAACTCGTCAACTGTAGCGTAATCAGCCCCGTGATAACGGTATTTATCAAAAGTTGCGCCTAAGTCCATTAACGTAGTTTCATACCAGTTTAATAAAGAAGGCAAGTCCATTCTCGTAATACGAGTAGATGGCAACTTTTGACTGGTTACTTTTTTCCAAAGATTTAACGCCATTCCCTAATCTCCTTTGGTTTGTAGTGCAGTTCTCTACCTTTTAGTGCGTTTAATAAACCATTCATTTCACTAATTGCATCATTGCGTTTGCATAAACCTATTTGAAATACGTACTTACCCAAACCTATTTGGATACCACGTCCAGTTCTCCAAGGGTGGTTTGTCTCTCTCATAAATCCACGAGATACAGAAAAACCCCTGTGTGTGTCCCGTAAAACCCAATAAATAAAACCAAGTCCTAACACAAGGTTAAGGGTTCCTTTAAACAAGTAAACACCCAAAAACAAAACAAGGGGTAAAGAAATAATCAGTAAATCTTGTTTAGTAAATATAGCGTATACGCTATAAAGCAATGAGACTATAAAAAGCCATATTGCCGTATATCCAAGTAATCTTTTCATAGATTACAGTCTAATGCCAGCGCTGTCCGTTCCACTGTTTGGTGCAAAATCATTGAATTGGTCAGCATATGGGGTTTCACTTGCTGGCCTGTAACCGTAACCATTTAAAGTAGTGTTTATAAACTTTCCTTTTGAATTGCTTGCAGCAAACGCTTGATACACATCAACAGAAACTGGTCCGTAAACCCAATCTGGACCTCGTTTTCCATTTTTATGAAATCTGACTAAAATATAACCCATTTTCATTCCGTACAAACTAAACATGGGTTGGTCAAGAATAAATTTGTGAGAACACATGCGTGTACTGCCTGCAGGACCTTGACCATAATTATCTGGGTTGTCTGGTTTGTTTGCAATTTGAGCAACACGTACCGTGCTAAATAAAGCAGTGTCTATTTCTTGAACTGGTTTGTCATCTTCAACAAGAATGTTTCCGCGTTCATCAACTTTGGCACCACCAGTAATTCTTAACGTTTGTACTTCACGTTCTTTTTTTTGGGCTAGTTCATCAGCCTGACGATTAAACTCAGCCAAACGTTCGGCAATAGATGGCCTATCTTTAGGCATTCCACGTTTTCTAGGGTTGTATTTACCTGGGTCAGCCATTTAACTATTATCTCATTTTTGGTTTGGAAATACTGCGAACAGTATTGCTGGTAACGGTATTAGCCAGCGTGTTAGACGAGTTCCCACATCTAACGGGTTATTCCTGGACCCATTCGTTTATCGTAAGCAAAACGAGAAAATCTACCATTTGTTTTTACATAATGACAAAATACTTGTACCTGAAACCCGTTTGGTTCGCAAAATAATTCATCTCTTTTATGTAAAACTTTAATTCCATTATATATAACAGCATCACAATCTGATAAATACAATGTTTCTTCCCCCATTGTAATCCCCCAACCGTTTTTGTTTTTAACACCAACTGCGGCTAATTGAATACTTATTGAAACCTCGCACGAAGGTCTGTCAATATGTTCTTTCAAAACCGAGCCATTTCTATAAACACGGGCATAAGAATAAGTTGGAGTTAATTTGTCGCCAACAATTTTTTCCATTTTTGGCAACAATAAAACCATTAAAGATTCAGTAACGGAATGTGAATAAAACATTTGCATTCCTGGAACCTGTGGGTCAGAGTCAATTATTTTATTTTTTGTTTTATAGTCGGCTTCGCTAAACAAAAGTGCTTGAGTTGTTAATTTTGCCACATCTTTTGATATTATATTTTCAACAACTTGGTATTTTTTTGTTTGAAAATCATTTTCTTTTTTCATTGAAACGGTGGTCCTATCATCCAAACAACTAATGAATATCGTGTTCCTTTTGTTACTGGTTTAACTTGATGCCACACAAACGATGGAAAAAAAATACCATCACCTTTATCTAATTCTGGAACTGTTGGTCTAAGAATATTATCCAACTCAAAATCTCCACCTTCAAAATTCACTTCTTGTTGATTTAACACAATAGAACAAGATAACTTTCGCAAGGTAGAATCAGGCGCAAACTGCATATTTTCTTCTGCCCACACCATGTCGGTGTGCCAAGCGTAATGTTGGCTTTCGGTTGAGTCATATTCCGTAAATTGAATTTGACTATATCCAATTAGATTAAAATTAAACCATTCATTGTTTACTTGATTAAATACATAATCAATTTTGTCAAAAATCCATTTAAATTCAGGCGTAGAAGAAAACCATCTAACTGTACTATTTCTTCTTTTTTTATCTTTTAACTCACCACTTAATGTACCCTGTGTTGGTTTAACCAAACTTTTAACATCTTCAACAATTTTATTACATTCATCTACGGTAAAAATGTTGCGTGTAATTACTGATGAAGGCATCGCTGTTAATGCACGAATTGGATTTCTGTGAAAAGTCACTATTTGCTCTCCATAAATTCCATTGCCAAAGTGTACCTTGGTTTTTTAATATTTCCAGGAACGCTGTGAATCAAGTTAGTTGGGAATAATATTAACGAATTAGTAAGACATTTAAGTTTGTATATTTTCTCATTAACCAAAAACCAAGTCCCTATTTTTTCAGGGTTTTCCAACATATAAACACATGTCATATTAAAAGGGGAGGACATGTGGTCGTGCCAAGAAATATATTTCAATTCACTATCGGTGTAATTTATCCATGATTTGAAAATAGAATTTTTTATTTTTGTTCTTTGTTTTATTTTTATAAAAGGGTCAAGATAAAAATCATTTTCTTTGCAAACAAGATGTAAATTTGCATATGTTTGCAATCCAGGAAAATCTTGAATTTTAGTTAATAACGGCTTAAACTGTTTTAATATTTTATTTCTTTCAGAATTTGTAAAAATATCATCAAAAATTTTTATATTATTTTTTGTCAAAAATGTCATTAAAAATTGCCATCATAATTTTTTAATTTAAGGATTTGTTGTTGGTGTTTCTGCTATCTTAACCCAAGATAAACTTGTTTCATCCCAATCAAAATAAAAACCTTCAACATTTTCTGGTTTTGCAACAGGCGCTGTCCAGTTAAGAGTTTCGTCCAAGACCCAAGATGGGAAAGGTTTATTTGGATTATAAAAACCGTTTTTGATTTCGTCATAAACCATTCCTACAACAGCAGCATTTTTGCGAATTGACCCATCGGTTGAACATTCAATCCATTTAAGTGAAGATTGTCGCAATCTTCGGCAAATGTTTTCGCCAATAACTTCTTGAAAATTACCATTACTATCAAGACAATCATTTTCCGCAATAGCAATAACTGCTACCACAATGTTGTTTTCTAATTCAGCAAAATGACGAATTGTTACCATGCGATTGTTCCTGATGCCGTGAAAGTGTAAATATGATAACCGCCTGTTGTGGTCAATGTTGGGCTACCAGTTGTTGTCGGGGCTGTAGGAAATGTATCAGGATATCTAAATACACAAACACCTGGCTGACCCGCAACTGGACTACTTGATACTGAACCAACAGCACCCGTGCCATAAGTACCGCCACCTGGTGAACTGCCTGGAATTCGCCCAGGAACTTCACCACCGCCACCACCACCGCCATAAGACTGCGGAAAAGTTGGAGATGCGGCTCTAATCGTATTTGTTTTTGCAGCACCACCTTGACCATAATTGGTTGGATACTGTGCACCGATTGAGCCACTTCCTCCTGCCCCTGCACCGCCACCACCTTGAGATGATTCAGGAGAACTAGGTCCAGTACCGCCAGCGCTGTAAGTAGATGAGTTTCCTGTATATGCACCAGCAGCACCTCCAGGTCCTCCTCCGTAAGCACCTTGTCCACCGCCATTTGCCGTAATTGTTGAAATTGTTGGTGCAGCAAAAGTTGATGGAGTTCCCGAACCGCCAATAGTAATTGTGTATGTAACCCCAGAAGCAATACTGGTCGCTGAGGCTACAGTACCGCCTGGACCGCCACCTGGGTTTGAAGCGACTGAAGAATACACTCCGCCCGCACCACCTCCACCGCCTGATTGTGATGGATTTGAAGGATAATAAATGCTGTTACCCGTACCACCAGCGCCACCGCCACCAACCAAAAGCATTTCAATAGAAGGTGGATTTTGTGGCGTCTCGTCACCTGTCGGCATCCAAGCCGAAGTGTAAGTTGAAACCCGTGTGCGACTACCGAAGCGTGACATCGCTAAACCTTAAACCGTGATTCGGTTCACATACCCGTGCAAACAAATAACATTCGCAGTCGCAGCAAACGCCCGAACAACCTTTGCCGAAGCATTACCTTGCAACACCAAACCTGGGATAACCAAAACCAAACCTGATTCAGCGGTAACAGTTAATTCGATATTGCCGTCAGGTGCAGTAGCCTCACCCCACTCAATCGTCAATTTCACTGACGAAGCAGAAGTGTTTACTGCATACAACCAAATCTCATCAATAGTCGTAGCAGTAGTAGAAGCAGTATGAATCGCTGTGCCAGCCGTAGCAGTCGCAGCAACCTTGATTGCCAACCCTGTGCCTGTTGTGCCTGCTGGCTGTAACGCTAATTTTGTGAAAGTTGCCATTGTTATCTCCTAATCGTTAAGTATATCACGGGGTTAATTAAAAATTGCAGTGGCTAAAACGTTGTTTACATCTTCCCAAGTTGGAGTAAGAGAAACAGTAGCATTAACCCAAGCAGAACCATTATACTGCAATAGTTGATTGGTTGCGGCAGATGTAATTGTTACATCACTTAAAGCATCAATGCCAGCGTTAAGTCCAATTGTCGCAGTGGAGCCTTCACCTGGTGTGTGAGTTACCGAGATACCTGTTCCAGCCGATACATCAACCATGTAGTTACCAGTTGTGTCTGTGCCAAGAGCAACGCTATCTGCAGCGATACTGACAACACCAGTATTAGAAACAGTCACGTCTCCAGAGAGTGTTCTGTATGTCGGCACACCGCTTGAGTCGGCAACAATTACTTGAGCACTTGTACCAGAAGCAAGTTTTGAAAGAGCAATTGCCGCTGATGCATTTACGTCCGCATTAACGATTGTGCCATCAGCAATCATTGTTGACGTCACAGTTCCACTGTCCGCCGTTGTAACTATGTTGCCGTAAGTAGTTCCGTCGTTAGTGGTTTCCCATTTGTCAGATGTTTCGTTCCAACGAACAAGAACATTGGCTGATGTCCCTCGTTCAATTTCAATTCCAGCGTTTTGTGACGGCGTTCCAGCCTCATTGTTGTTAAGAACAATGATGTTGTCGTCAACAGTGACAGTCTCTGTATTGACTGATGTAGTCGTACCAGAAACAGTCAAGTTCCCAGTAACGGTCAGATTGTCATCAACGGTAACCGTTCCACCCGCAGAATCTATTGTCAAATTTCCTGTTGTTGTATCTATTTCTCCTGCTGCTGTAATACCAAC